CATCGACAAGCTTTACACCAGCGGTAATGCTGTGAGCGGTTGGGCGAATGGCACTATTGTCAGCACCGGCACCACGCTGGCTAATGATATCGGTGAAAGTGGCATGGCGATTAGTGGCTGGGCAAGGGGTTACACAGACGCTAATGGTGGTAGAACCGTAAGCCCATCGACTACCAACAACGGTCTAGTCACCTGGGTAACAAGCAATCAGAGTTTTGCTGTAGAGTCAGGAATTGCTTATGGACTTCCGACTAGTGATGGAGATAATTATAGTACCGCTTACCCATACGCGCAAGAGATGACAGTTAGTGGTCGCCTCGTCATTGCGGATGATTCAGCACAACCCAGCTCGAAGGAAACGTTAGGAAACTGGAACAGTGCCGCTGATAACAGTGGAGTCCTCATAGTACAGGGTGGAGCGACCATAACAAGGAATTTGTCGACAAGTGGGATTCAGGCGCATGGCGGCAACATTAATGTTTGGAACATCGGGGGCATGGGTGGCAATGTTTACGGTGATGCAGACTGTTCATTCTCAGGCGCGGGGAAGTTCCATACTCTTAAGTTGCAACATTCTCTTAATTCATTCATTCAGGCAAGCGGCTTCAACACTGACTGTGTCCTAACGTGGAACGTTAACCCTGCTGGAGGCATTCACGGCGAACAATCAACACTAGCTATCAAAGAAGGGGTGTATGTAAACGAAGCTATACCAGCTAGCGATACCCCCACAGTAGAAGACGCAACCATCGCTTTGGATCTAAGTCGTGGAAGTTACCACAATGTATCTCTAGGTGTTGACGTTACTTCAATCAGCTTCTCAAACGCCCAAAGGGGCCAGAGATTTATCTTAAGAATAACACAAAATGCATCAGCTAAAACTGTATCTTGGGCTAGTGGCCCTTCAATAAAATGGGATCGTGGTTTAGTGCCGGTTATGAGCACTGGCGGATCACGTGTTGATGTTTATGGATTTTTGTGTACAAATAGCACCGGAACCAGCTTCGACGGATTTATTATAGGACAGGATCTACAATAATGACTACCGACTTAAGAAAAGAAAAATATCAAGAGGTTGTAGCGACTGGTGAAATGACAAAACCCGACGCAGGCGGTAGCGGTGGCGATTGCGGTGGAACTGGACCGTATTACGACGTAGCTATGTCCGTGTCTTTACAAGAAAACTTCTCTCGGGTTCTTGTAGGAGATTATGTTTACATAGACGATATGGAGTTGCCCGTCCCAGGTTCATACGAAGAAACCCATCCGTATCTTATTACAGCTATTGATTTAAGCAGCAGCCCCGCGTCCTACACCATGTTAGCAATAACTGATGCCTTGCTAAATTCCCCATCTGGGGCCACGACTGCTGATACAAGCCCATGCTTATTGTGTACAGAAGGGTTCGAGGTCGATTACGACATAGTCTCTTGTGCTTCAGACATCGTTTTTTGTACGATAAAAAGAGACGTTTATAGTCCATTTATAATGTTCGTAGATTAGGCCAAACGTAAGATTCAAACGTATTAAAATTTCAATTAGGTGTATACATACAGTAGGATTTTTAAATATGATATCAGTATTAACTTTTAACTCTGTGGAGAGAAATCATGTCTGACGTAATAACACATGCTCATAGTTCAATAACCACCATCGTTAACGGTGCGGTTGTTGTCAGTGTGCAAAAAACAGGGGAGTACAAAGACTATAACCCCGAACCTTCGGGTCTTATTGTGTCTTCTGGAACCCTATTCTCCAGGCTGGACACGAGATTCAGCGGTGTTAGATACTACACCGGCGACTCCACTACCTAGCATAGGAATTTAGTATGCCCGTTTCAATCCCAGAAAGTGTTTTTGACAAGTACTACGATGTGGTAGATTCTACATTTACCATATTTGGGGTTACGTGTCAGCTTGTTTATGTGGAAAAGTTCGAAGAAATCTCCAACACCTTCGATAATATCCCCAGTAACAAATCTATAAATTCACATAGAAAACGGGGGCCGGAGCAGTACAAAAGGCAAAACAAGGTCATTAAAGAGGTGGAAAAGACTGAAGACATCAAACTTAAAGTTTACTGGGATAGTAAAAGCTTTGTAAAAACGGGTGGAAACATTGTCCTACCTGATAATTCCATACAAACAATATTCTTTGCGTCAGACCTGGGGAAGATAGTTAGGGCGAAAGAGTTGATAGCTCACAAAGATATAAAAGATAAAAAAGAAATGAGATTTCAGCGCACAGGAGAGCCGTTCCCAATGGGACTACGGCAAAATAGATACTTTGGATGTTTCTGGGAGCGCGCATAATGTCCATATCCATTAAAATACTTGAAAACGACAGAGAAATAGAGAGGCGCATACTACAAGCAGCCGCCATTGATATAAACAAAACCATACAAAAGAACACGGTTAAGGCCAAAATGCTTCTACGGAGACTTATCCCAACGTGGATTAGGGTCCAGCCAGAGATAGCATCGTTACTAGCAGAGGGCGATTCCTTGTCTCTTAATGCTCAATTTGGTCTAGTTGGGGGTCAAGGGGTTCGAGTACTGGACGACATAGCAGAGGCCGTCATACAGGCTACAGACGTTAAAATATTAAAGGTAGATAATAAACTAAGAGGTGGACTCAATATAGAGATACAACCCACAGACTTCAATAACATCATTTCTTCAGCTAGCTCGATAATAAACTATCCTTTTGCAAGGTTAAACTTTCTAGAGTGGCTTATGCTTAAGGGCGATACCACGATTGTGGTTGGATACAAATACGAGCCAAAGTCAGATTCTGGTAGGTCAGAGGGCGGAATTATGGTAAGACAAGGAGCCTGGAGGGTTCCTCCTCAATTTTCCGGTACGGCAGAAAACAACTTTATAACACGGGCCTTTATTGGTAGGGAAAAGGCGCTAGAAGATCTATTCAAACAAATTTTTAGGTAAAAACAAATGGTTTCACAACTCAAAGGTTTTACATCGGTACACGACACCACCCTGAGCAACGAAATTCAGGACGGTCTGTTGGAATACTTTGATTGGTGCCTGCTGGAAAAGGGTAATTATTTTAATGTAGAACTTGGAGAAACTTCGCCAAACGGTGAAGACGTGAGCAATCTAAGACTCTCTTCTGATGACAATTATGCTACAGGTCAGGTCTGGGAGGGTTTTAGAAAAAATTGGGTTTGGCAAAGTGGAATTTCTTATTCTCCAAACCCTATAGTTGGTGATGATAATACAAACCCAGGACTTTCTGGGGTTTATGTGGACGATGTTTTTCATCCTATTACTTCGACTGGTACATATGGACACCACGTAGATTACTTTAATGGTCGTGTAGTGTTTGATTCTGCTATACCAACGGGGTCTAAAGTTCAGGCAGAATATAGCTACAAGTGGATAAATCTTGTTTATGCCAATAATGTACCTTGGTTGCGAGAGATACAACGTAGTACTTATCAGCCTACTTCTGCATTTTCTAGTAAAGGAGAGGGTGAGTGGGATACGCCGCCACAGTCAAGATTACAGTTGCCTGCAATCGCCATAGAAATAGCTCCGGGTAGGTCTTTTAAGGGGTATCAACTTGGTGGTGGGCAATGGGTGTATACAGATGTTATTTTCCACTGCATCGCTGAAGATGAGATGACTCGAAACAAGCTGGTGGATATAGTCTCATTTCAAAACGATAAAAAGATAGAGCTTTTCCATAGCAACTCAATAAATGCAGCCTCTAAGTTCCCATTAGACTATAGGGGGGTTCCAGTCTCTGGAGCCTTAAGGTATCCGTCTTTGGTAAATCAATATGGCGGTATTTCACTAAGACTTACCAAGGGAAGTACACAGGAGATGGTATTTCTTGGGAGTGAGCTATACGGGGGTGTTGTCAGGTTTACTACTGAGGGTATCAAGACGAGCATTTAAAAGCCTTTTTTGTGTATAATTTAATGTAACCTTTATTTCCATAAGGAGAGATCAAAATGCCTAACAAAAGAATATTTTACGCCTGCCAAGGGGTGAGCCTTAACCAATGTGGTGTAGTACCGGGTCCAAATCCCGACCAGGTGGTTCACGGCTTGCAAAGCGTTGGCATGACTACTAATTTTAACCTAGAGCAAGCTTTTGAGCTTGGTCAGCTTGAAATTTACGAAAACATCGAGGGTACTCCAGACATTGAAGTAACACTAGAGAAGGTTCTGGATGGAAACCCTTTGCTTTACCATTTGGCTACCACTGGAGTGTTTGGCGGTTCGAAAAAGTTAGCAAATAGATCAAAACAAAGAACAGATTTAAGGCTTGGTATCTTTGACGAAGGCGAAAACGCTCTAGCCAAAGAAGTACTTGGGGTATTGACTGGTCAAGAGGCTCAGGTTGTAGTCCATTGTTCTGGTATGTATGTATCTAGTGTTAGTTATTCCATTCCTACAGACGGTAACTGTACGGAGTCTATGACCCTTGTTGGTAACGAGAAGGAATGGCTTACCGACGTATTGGACCACAAGATGGAAGCGGATGATTTACTTGCCTTCGATTCATTAGATATGCCAGCGAGTAGTGGTGCTGGAGGGGTACAAAGACGCGAAGATGTTATTCTCGTGTCGTCTATCCTTCCCGAAGGCATCCAAGGGGTTAATGGCGCGGGTGCAGCAAACGGTGCGACCACAGCAGACCTTGGAACTGCGGAACCTCTTGTTCACCTTCAGAGCATAAGTATTAGTACCGACTTTTCCCGAGAGGAAATTCTTGAGCTTGGGCGTAAGGTTCCTTACTACCGGCCTGCCAACTTTCCCATCGAGGTCTCTTGTGAAATCGAAGCCATCACAACTCTTGGCGATTATGTTGGAGCGAGTGAAAAAGGTAATCCATCTTTCGATGCAGACCCCGTCAAGGTAGGAAACAATACTGCTGAAGAAACGATTTTCATTCATATGAGGGCTGGATATGCTTTCGATTTAGGAACAAAGAACAGACTCTCAAGCGTAAGCTACGGAGGGGGTGACGCTGGTGGTGGAAACGTGACTACTACCTATTCCTATACTAACTTTAACGACCTAGACGTACAACATAAAAGCCCTGATAATCTAGATGTTGGGTTTAATTATACGAATCTAGGACTAGGCTCGAATACTTAATTCTGGTGAGGAATAATTACCAGGTTTTGGCAACGTGACTTGCGATAGCATTGGGATAGTGGCAAGTGCGTCATGTTGCTTTTCAGGAAAGGACACAAGAGACAATGAATAGCTCCCGCCATAGGTGTAACCATGAAACACTATGAGCGGGAGCTTTTTGTTTCCAGGGTGAGGTCTGGAGCGTATTTCATAGAATACGATGGGATAAGGCTAAAAATAGTTACCCCAACGATAGAGGGGGAAATGGAGTTAAACGAAGCTTATAACATCGCATACGAATCCGCCATTGAAGACGATTTTATGACAGAGGATGAAAACCTAAAATGGATGGACTCTAGGGGGTTATGGACAGGAGAAGACGAAGACACAATCAAAACAGTAGAAAAAGACTTAGAGAAACTTAAAGTAGAAATTTTTAACAACAGAAACCAAGCTGGGTTGCGTGAGCAAATTCGTAAATACATAAGAGCGGCAGAGAAAAAGCTATCAGAAGAATCCAACAGAAAAAATGTATTTATTCAGAATACCTGTGAAGGTGTAGCCACAGTGGCTAGATCTTATGAGTACATAAAAACATGTACGTTTTACGGTGGAGAGAAGTATGATTTTAATAGACTTTCAATGGAGTTTGTTTTGAGCCTTTTCCAAAGAAAGCTTTTAACTGAAAAGCAAACAAGAGAAATAGCAAGAGAAGAACCCTGGAGGTCACTATGGGCGCTTAGGGATACCAATTGTATCCAGCTATTTTCACAAAAAGACCGAGAGCTTTCTGTAGACCAGAAAAATCTCTTGGTCTGGTCTAAAATGTATGAAAACATACAAGAGTCTATGGACTGCCCAACAGACGATGTTATAGAAGACGACGACTTATTAGACGGATGGTTTATAGTACAACGTAAAAAACGAGATAAAGAGCGAGCTGAGTCAGAGTTTGAAAACGACACAAAGAACGAGAAGATTAAAAATTCAGGCGAAATATTCGTTATGGCTTCTGACCGAAAAGAGGCTAAAAGAGTAGAGTCTCTTAATGATATTAATGGAGACATGGTTAGAAAACAAAGACTAAAAACCGTTAGATCAAAAGGTAAAGCGGTTTCAGATTTAGACTTCCAGGATGTAAAATTAACAATGCAAGATAAATCCAATCAAATGTTCAAGGATAACTTTAGAGGGAGGTAGGTAAAAGTGGAAGACTTTAACGACTTGGTTAGACAACAGTCTGACTATAAAAAGAAACGTGGTGATAAATTCAAAAACGATTCAAAAGAAAGGTTATCTAAGATACTCAAGAAAAAAGTAGAAACAACAATGATAGGCGCTCTTTCTAGTATAGAGGAGCATATGGGTTTTTTGTGGGAGTCTGATTCAGATCAGATTACTCCCGAACAACAAATGATGTTGGATCTTTACCAAAAGGTAAGATCGGAAATACTGGACAGGGGCAATACACAGGCTCGCAACGTCGATGCGGAGTTGAGTCAATACGACGTTACCTGGCTAAAGAACAATGTATTTATCCCCGTAAAATCTATTTAATTTTTCAGGAAGGACAAAGAAGCTATGAAAAAAGAAGTAACAGTCGAGTTTGCAGACAAGGCTAAAACCCCCGTTAAGATTTATGTTCAAAAACCAGACAATCAAACGATACAAAGGGCAGACAGAGTTCGAGCCAAAGCTTGGAACGAGTGTGTAACAGACGACATTATTACCAAAAAAGAGCTAACAGAACTCATGCGCAAAAGGGGAATATGGGACGAGGAAAAGGATACCCAACAAAAAGAAGTTGTAAGTAAAATATCGGAATTAGAACAGAAGCTCTATTTAGAGTGTGGTAAAAGAAAATCCAAACAAGAAGAGGGAAAAAAGTTAGCAATTGATATCAGAAAGGAACGGGTAAAACTCAGAGATTTAATTTCAGAAAAGATGGCCCTAGAGGAAAACACTGCGGAAGCCCTTGCTGACAATGCTAGGTTTGACTTCTTAGTGGCAAATTGTACTTTTAAAGAAGCTGGCGAAAAAGTGTATAAAGATATAGTAGATTATAATTCAAAAAGCTCAGACGAGATAGCGTTTTCTGCGGCCTCAGCGTTAGCCGAAATACTCTACGCTTTAGATTCTGATTTTGAGAAAAATCTACCAGAAAACAGGTGGCTTAAAAGCAAGTCTATGGTCGATGATGAAATGTCACTAATCAACGACGATGGAAAGAGAGTGGACATAAAAGGGAGACTCATCAGTGAAGAAGGTTATTATATTGATGCAGATGGAAACAGAGTAGACCTGGATGGAAACCCCTTAGATGGAGAAGGTTTATATCAGGAAGTAGATGACGAAAAGCCAAAGCCAACGAGAAAAAAAGTAACCAAAAAGAAAACCACGGATAGTTAAAGACAGCGTGTAGTCTCTAGACAAAAGGTTTATAGATGTCTAAATTCGTACTGACTGCACAGCTACAGCTACGAGCACCAACGAACACACAGCAGGTTGTTAATCAGCTCCGAAGTCAGCTTCAGGGGCAGGTTAACATACCTGTTAGTGTTACTGGTAGCGTTCAAGCTACAAAACAGATAAAGCAGATTACGCAACAAACACAACAGGCTACAACAGCCGCTCATAATATGGGCAAGGCTTTTGGTGCGTCAATAAAGAAGTTTGCTGCTTTTAATATCGCTACACGAGCAGTTGGTCTTTTTGCTAGTAAGATATCTAGTGCAGTTGATGAAGCTATTAAGTTCGAAAGAGAACTTATTAAGATTTCTCAGGTGACTGGCAAATCGGTACAGCAGCTTGGTAAACTTACACAAACGATTACTAATTTAGCTACTGGATTAGGTGTTTCTTCTACGGCTTTGTTAGAAACCAGTAGAGTTCTAGCTCAGGCGGGTATTAAAGCTGGTGACCTCAATGTAGCCTTGACAGCCCTAGCAAAAACAACCCTAGCTCCTACGTTTGACAATATTGCGCAAACGGCTGAAGGGGCTGTTGCTATTCTAGCTCAGTTTGGAGAGGGTGTTGGAGCACTTGAGAGACAACTGGGGGCTATTAATGCTGTAGCCGGTCAGTTTGCCGTAGAGTCTGGAGACTTAATCAGTGTAGTTCGTCGTACAGGCGGTGTATTCAAACAGGCTGGTGGGGATCTTCAAGAGTTGATTGCCCTGTTTACTAGTGTTCGCGCTACAACCCGTGAAAACGCGGAGAGCATTGCTACTGGTTTGAGAACGATTTTTACTCGTATTCAAAGACCGGCGACTATTAGTTATTTGAAACAGCTAGGTGTAGAATTAACCGATCTAAACGGCAGATTTGTTGGCCCCTATGAAGCCGTCAGAAGGCTAAGTAAGGCTTTTGGAGACTTGCCGCAAGGGGATCTTAGATTTGTTCAGATAGCGGAGGAGCTTGGTGGTTTCCGACAAATTGGCAAAGTTATTCCTCTCTTACAACAGTTTGCTACTGCTGAAGAAGCTAGACAGGCTGCTCTGGCGGGTGGGAACAGCCTAAATAAGGATGCAGAGGCGGCTCAAAAATCTTTGGCAGTACAGTTTGAAAAAACCAGGGAAAAATTTCTTGCATTGGTCAGAGACATTTCTCAAACGGCAAGTTTTCAGATAATGATTAAAAGCTTGCTGGGAATTGCAAATGCTTTTATTGCTATGGCTGATGCTATAAAACCAATACTTCCATTGATAACTGCCTTTGCTGCCGTTAAATTTACACGCGGTATCGGTAGCTTTGTAAGCGGTATTGGGGCCGGTATCACAAAGAAAAACGAGGGCGGTAAGATACACGCCTTTGCTAGTGGGGGTACGGTTCCAGGTACTGGCAATAGGGACACTGTACCGGCTATGTTAACTCCGGGTGAGTTTGTTATTCGCAAGAGTAGTGTGAATAAGATTGGGGCTGGTACACTTGCGGCTATGAATGAGAATAAGTATGCCGGTGGAGGGACTGTACAAATAAACCCAGGAGCTATTGGTGGATTTTTCTTAAGACCGACACAAGGAGAGGATAGAGACTATAAGATACCCAAGGGTAAACAAATTACGATCAATAACCCTGATATCAAAGGTGTAAAGTCTAAAAGCTTGTCAAGAGACCAATTTGTCTCCTCGATGACGGCAGAAGAACAGGCAAATGCCGGGATCATAGGAAGAACGGCGTCTGGTAAAACTAAACCTAAATTAAGCATCCCGAAATCGGGAGGTAAGGGTCTTGGTGTTCAAGCTCAGTCCCAAGTGGGTCCAGAGATGGATGCTGCTTTTGCAAAAGGAAAAAAAGCAGGTAAGGACAAAATAGGAACAGATAAAAAATTTGACATAAAAGGTATTATCCAGGGGTTTTTTGTTGGCAAGAATGATGTGGCTACTGGGGGTATAGCCCAGGTGGTTTCAGACGAAACAAAATCTGGTCTAACCGATACTATCAAGAATACAGTAGCAAAAATACGTAGTAAAGAATTAATAGACGCTGATCCTATAAATGCTAACGAAAATCGCGTTTTTGAATCAAGTATGAAAAATCTTTTTGAAGAAGGGGGTGCTCAATCTACGGTAGAAGGTTATATTTTAGAGGGGATAATCTCGGCAATTTCAAACGCTAAACTACAGGGGGGTACAGCAGCCTTTGACTATAAATCGTTCACGGGAGAGTCCAAAAAAAGACTTAGCCAAATGTTTGGAGGCAAGGGTGAGATAGACGCATTAGTAAAGGCTGATGCAAAAAGAACTGCCGGTTCAAAATCCTGGAATAGTATAATAGACAAAATAGAACAAGATTTAAATAAACGTGGCGTTGGGGCGAAAGATGGGGCTGTCACATTTGCCGCATCAGGAGGTAGCATTTCCGGTTCTACCGACACCGTTCCCGCTATGCTCACCCCCGGCGAGTTTGTTATTAATAAGAAAGCCTCGCAAAGCATTGGCTACGGCAATTTAAACAAGATGAACAAACAGGGCGTCGTTGGTTTTGCCAAAGGTGGAGGCGTTGGAATACAGAAGTTTAAGGACGGGGGTACTGCTCAGGCTGGAATGGTGTCTCCCGGTCTAATGGGTGGTTTTGGCAAGCTAGAGATGGTCATGATGGCTTTGACGGCTACTTTGGGCGGGGTTAACGCTGCCATTGAGAATTTTGGAGATAAGAGCTTAGAAGCTTCTAGTAAAGTTGCTTTCAATACTATTGCTGCCGAGAGAGGGGCAAAAATTGCAACCAGCCTCGTTGCTATTTGGGGAGGGCTTTGGATAGCTGGCAAGCAGTTAAACTCTATGAAGGCTCAAGAAGAGGTTGCTTCAAAGCTGGTAGCAGATGCGAACAAGAAGGAGGCAGCGTCGATAGCCGAGGTTTCTGATTCTCCTTCTGAAGCCGCAGCCCCTGTTAAACACAAGGTAGAGGCGGCAGTCGAATCTGTTGAGAAAGCTAGTGAAGGTACAAAGAAGAAGAGGGTGAGCTTGGCAGAGGCGGATGACGAACAATTAGAGAAGGGCCTTGCTCACGCTGCCAAGAAAACAAAGGCCGCTGAAAAAGAACTTGAAGGACTTAGTCAAAGACCGGAGGAGAAAGAAAGGGACGAAGCGAAAGCCGACAGAAGCAAGGTACACGGGGAAGCCAAGGAGAGGGAAAAGGATAGGACAGCTAGGGTAAAAACGCTAAATTCTGAAGAGGCACAAAACATAGGTGAGTTGGAGGAAATTAACGCGGATTCAAGAGCAAACATGAAGCGTCAGCGGGCTGCGCAAGCCGCTAAGGATGCGGGTGAAGGCATGGACGACGCGGGTTACTATCCCGAGGAGATCCTCGAAGAAACTGAAAAAAACCAGAATAGGATCAAAGAACGTAGAAAGACCGTACAGGACAAACAGAAAAAAAACACTGAAGAAAGAGAGAAAATAGAAGGCGCCAGAGGAGCAGATATCGATGCAAAAGAAGAGGCAGACGAGAGGTTTAAAGCTGCGGATGAAGCTTCAAAGGGTCCGGGGAAGGATCTTGATGCAGCATCGAGAAAAGTGCATGATAGGAAGAAAAAGGAAAGTGCTATAGATGCCGAAATACAGAGGCGGGCCGCAGCGACTGGAGAACCCACTGAAGCTGCCGAACCCTCTAAACCTGCCGAACCCGATAAGGAACCTGCCAGACCCAAAAAGAAGCCTCGAAGCCGCGAAGCAGTAGAATTGGATATGCTCTCGGCTCATAGTCAGGAATTTAAGAAAAAAAAGAAGGTTGGGGAACAAGAATCAGCAGTGTTCGCCGCAAAATCCCGTTCAGAGGAAGTCGCACTGAGAGAAGGTAATGTTCAAGCTGAACTGGAGGAAACAAACAGACAAAGAAATGAAGCATTAAGTAGTCGTCAGGCTGAAGGGAGTTCCTTAAAGCAAAGGGTAGGTGTCCGAGAAAAAGACATAGACGCCGAGATTGAACAAGAGCGACAGAGACTTGGCGATGCCTCTGGTAAGGCCGGTGAAGACTCCGCCGAACAGAGAAGAGTATCAAAAGAAAATATTAAAGATCTAAAGAGAAAAAAAGCTGCTAATCGTCAAACGTTGTCTGAATTTGACCAAGGCACAGGTGAGATGAAAGCAAGCCTGCAAGAGGATCAAGGTAAAGACAACGAAGAATTTAAAGCATCAAAACAAAGACAGGATGCAGCTCGTAAAGCGGTAGAGGCTGCGGAGATTGATCTTCAAGCCGCTAAGCAATCTGCCGAAGCCGCGACAGACAAAAAAAAGGCTGTAAGCGAAGAACTTGCTGCACAGAAGGCAGCAGCATCAGAGAGAAGAAAGGCTAGAAAAAAAGCCTCAGACCCTGCCCCCGAAAGATCAGAGGGGATGAAAACATTAAGGAATATTGAAAGATCAAGGGACGAAGTAAAGAAAGGGGAAGAGCACGCTAAGGAGAGCAAGAAAGCAGCCAAGGAAAAGGGCCGGGGCGCGGAGACCTCTAACAAAAGCCTCAAGGCAGAACATAAAAGTATAGTAGCTGAGACAAAGAAATCAGGTGAAGCTACAAAAGCGCAAATTAAACGCTTGGCCGAGATTAGAGCAGAATATCAAAAAAATCTACAGGTCATACAAAGACAAAAATCAATTATTGCAAACGTAACCAACCTCCAAAAACAGGCGGCTGCTGCCGGAGGCGACTGGAACGCTGTCATTGCCGGTTATGATCCTCTGATTACTCAGGCTAAAAAGTCAACCACGGCATATGAACGGGCTATAGACGAGGTAAGGCATCCGACCAAATGGTACACCAAAGCGCTTAAAGGTGTGGGTAAATGGACTGCTTCAGCGGGTCGATCCACTGCTAAAACTGTCAGGCAAACAAAAATAGGTATCAAAGCAGAAAAATTGTTAGCTCAGGCTAGAAAGAAGAGTGCGGCAGCGGCAAAGTCTGCTAAGTCTGCTGGTAAAGAGGGTCGGGGGATGGGTGCCGGTGCGGTGCGTGGAGCGGTGGGGAAGGTTGGTGGAATGGCTGCTAGTATAGGAATGGTTGGTCAGCAAGTGTTTGGTGGCATGGCTGAATTCCAACAAAGAGATGCAGATCTAGCGAGCAGAAGGATGGACGTGGGGGGAGCCGCTGACTCAACTAGGAGGGCTGCTGCTTCTGAGTCCTCGGCTAAAGCGTTTACTGTTGGTGGTTTTGTTGAGATGATGGCAGACCCCGAAGGGTTTGTTGAACGCGAAAAAGCCACAGGCAATAGAAAGGCGGCAGATGCTGCTGTTTCTACAAATAAAGCATTACAAGCAGATGTTACAAAGGGTCTTACAGACTCAAGTAGAGATGAATTTAGAGACGGTCAGGGTAATCTAAACATACAAAAAGCAATGCGCGCTAGCCAAAGGGGTTTTTCTGAATCCAAAGCTGCTATAAGTCGGGTTGACGATCCAGAAGTTAAAAAGCAAATGATGAGAGAGTTTAAGACTGACGCGGTTGCTCAAACAACGGCTATGGTTCAGTCTGGAGCCTCAGAAAAAGAGATTGAAGATTTTATTAAAAACGTTGGAGGTGGCAGCGCAGAAGTACAAAAGGCTATGCAAAAGGCCGCTCAGTCATCTTTAGCCCTTAAAGCCGCCCAAGAAGAACTCACCAAGGCTAACTACGAAAGTCTTCAAATCACCTCGACCTTTAACGCCGCTTCTGTAGCTTTGGATAATTTCATCGGATCGGTAGACGGCAGTTCTTCTGTGCTTTCTCAAAACATAGCTATGATGGAGGCTGCCCAAAGCAACATCGGTATCGACGGTAGTGATGCAATCAACGCTATCGAAAAGGAATTGGTGTCCACACTGCCAGATGGAAGTCCTGGGGCCGAGTTGATTAAGAGTCAAGCCAATCAGGCAAGAGCCGTCGCTGATTTTAATACTAATCTGGAAGAAAGTCTTCAGTCAGTAGAGTTGAGTGCCAACAACCCAGGTCAAGCTAGACAACAACTTAGTGATTCCATTCGTGGTGCGGCTGGAGGAAACGAGCAGTTAGAAAAAATAGCGCAGGCCGAGCTTGCTAAATTATCAGATGAACAACTTAAAAACGTGGACATTACCACGTTTATACAGAGCATTCAATCTGGTGCCGCTACTTTAAGTAAGGGATTTACTGAGTCTGCGAAAACCCTTGACAAAATGAACAAGCAGATAGTTGGATTGACAGCCAGAAGGAAAGAGTCAGAATTACAGTATCTGGCCGCACAAAAACAGGCTATTGATGTACAACTCGAAGCTGCTAAGATTATACAAGAGTTTGGTGGAGCCAAGGTTACACCTCAAGATAAAAAAGCCGCCAACATAGCGAAGTTCAACACCTCGGCGCAGGCCGCTGGTGTTACTGGGCTAACAACCGGCTCTGTGGAGGATTTTGCTAGGGTCGGAAATGAGATTCAACAAGCTCTATCCAATCAGATTGCTAAGGGTGCTACCCCAGGAGGGTTTGGAAGCCAGAAAGATAGAGTAGACAACGACAAAAGAAAAGAGCTTGCAGCAGCCCAAAAGGATTTAATTACGGCTGCTAAAGCGAGAGTTGGCCAGATCAGAGAAGAACTTAATATCATCAAGAAGAAAAACGCTCTTGAAAAGAGTAGTTTGGAAAAATTAGTATCTGGAGACATACAAGGTTTTATCGAGGGTCAAGCTGCCGTTGGGGCTGCTTCAGCCATTCGTATGGGCGACACACAAACCGCCCAAATGTTTGGGGCAGATGCAATTGGCGCTGCATTTAAAGACGCTCAATCTCAAGGTCTACCTCCACAAGAAATGGCCAAATTCGCTAAGGCTTCTATGGCCGCTGCTGGCGTTACCAATCCATCAGCGGTAGAAACACTTTCTGGCACATCGGCAGAAGAAGAACGACTCAGAGAAGAGGGTCGAGGTCTTGGAGGTGTAATAGGATCAACTGCCGAACAAATGGTAGAAGCTGCCCAAATGAACGTTGTGGCGCAAACTGTTATACTTGAAGGAGCAATGCTCAAAAAGTCCGATGTTCTAGATAAGATGTCCAGCAAGATGCCTGGTTCAAGACCCGACCCAGATAAAGAAGTAGAAGGACTATATAAAGGTGGACCCGTCTATGCCAATCGTGGAATTTTTGTTCCACGCGGTACGGATACAGTTCCAGCGATGTTGACCCCTGGTGAGTTTGTAGTAAATCGCGCTTCTGTTAAAAGGGGAAATAACCTCGCAATTCTACAAGCTATGAACAACGGACAACAGGCTGCTCCCGGCCCCGCCATGAATCGCGGTGGTAGCGTTAGGTATTATCATGACGGCGATCACGTAGCACCAGGAGGTGGAGGTGCAGGGGTTGGGATATCAGCAGAAACCGTAACTAGTCTCAATAGCGCATTCGCCGTGTTTGATACAGCCGTAAATAAGCTTGTCGGAATCAAACTCGGTGTAAAGTTAGACCCAACCGTTGTCACTGTTAACTTCGAAAATACTTCATTCTTAGCGACCCTTAGAGATAGCGTCAGAGACGAAGTCCTTGCTCAAGTAAAAAATCAAATGCCAAATGTAGGTTTAAATTTGTCTGGAGATAATACATACGATCCTGACGCAGTCGTTTAGAGGAAAACAAACAAATGGGAAGCCCTATACAGCTACAATGCTTATGTCACAAAGCCGTAGAAGCTACAACGGTTGCGACTGCTAGTGTTGTAAAAGCTAAAATTTCTTGCAATGCAGCTTCGATAAAGTCGTCGCTACTACACCTTGGTTCTGTTGACTCTCCGAGGAGCGTAAATCCCGATAGACCTAAGATGACACCACTTAGAAGTCTTGGTAATAATAGTCTAATATCTACATCAGAAGTTAAATCCAAGCTAAGTGCAGCCCCCCTTACATTAACATCAAAACGAAATGTTTTAGAGTTCAGCTTTTCGTATCATACATGTCTAGGGGGCGGGCCATATTACAACGTCGTGATTGACGACTTTAGCAGGAACGAGCTTTTCTATGATTCTATTGGATCTACAGTTACTATAGACGACGTTGATTTAGAAAACAATTTAGAATCTGTATACACCTATGAAATTTCTGACATACTAGGTGACGTTGTTTCTCTTAAGTATTTGTCAGACACAGCAGGCTTTGGAGATTTAGCCTTATGCGATTTATGCTCGCACTACACGGAGACTAGTTCATCCGATGGGTATGGGTATGGGTATGGGTATGGTGGATACGAAAGTACTACAACGTGTACCTCTAACGTGTTAAAGATACAACTAGTCTTGAATCCCCCCATGAATGGACTTGGGAACGTAAGAACAGCTTTAACGGCAAACTATAAAATCAAACAGACGATCCAGGCGGATTCAGAATTAAAACCCACTTACACCGATAAGATACAAGGCGATTTTGATATTGCCAAATGCGTACAAAAGCTTTATCCTATAACAGATGTCAGTGTTGCAGATTTTAGAGGTGGGATAGAAAGATCAAGCGGCAATCTTTACGACTATATTGATGAGGGTGTATTTTCCCTTGATTACTATAAAAACTGGGGTGGTGGAGATCTTATATCAGACGATATAAACTCTTACATACAGCCTTTCGGTAGGCACACCGAAGGAACATTTAGTTTTAAATGTGAAATGACCAAGCCTTTGGTTACCGTAAAAGACACTAGGGTTAGATTCCGAATGGCCGGTCCTCTTGCTACAAGAGAAGCTAAGGTTCCACCGAGATATAAAATTCACAATATTAAATTTGAAGACCCGTCTGGAAATCTAGTTACACACTACGATGATATCACAATGAGAGGAGACGCGGACTACGATCAACACCCAATTACAAACTTTGCTAATTATTCATCGGCACCGAAGGTCAACAAGGGCGCCCTGCGGGAGTGGGAAAAAGAATACCCACTGCTACACGAACCAAGTGGATATACCTTAAGGTTTAGTGTAACAGTGTACGATCTAAGTGACGCTTTTGAAGAGGGATTTAGCGAGGGGTTTGAGGAAAGCCATACGATTCACGATAAAATAGGTGACGGTGATGACTATCTAGCCTTAGATGGTGCTCCAGTGTCTACTCGTGTGCAAGATAGCTTTAGACCAGATAGGTCAATACGTATTTCTGCAATAGAAATTTGCAACAGTGGAACTGGATCTTTAACAGGTAACCACCCAGGTCCGACCATTGAAAACCGCGTACAAATTTATTGCGAGGTGCCAACGAAAGGCAAGCGTATAGAAAGGCGCATTCGGCCAACCGCCATGCCGCTATACGGTCAAGAAAGCAGTATATACCCAGCGGTTAGCAGTATTTGGTATGGAACCGGAAACCAAAACATCTCTAACGAAACCAAATCCGGCGCAATTAAGAATATAGAATTATTAAATAACGATTATCTAACACATTATATTACTCTAGACTCTACATCTCCAGTTGCAGATTCTGGTAAATTAACCTTAAAGTTCGGTCATGGTCGAGTTGGCTCTGTTAATGAAGTTGAAAACGGTGCATTTAATTTTGCCTTTGATCAGTCTCCAGGTTGCCACAATGTATCCGGCTCGTTCAACACTGTCAATAAAAATGAATTAAACACAACTGATAACTTCTTTGTAGTAGACTGTGTTTTCCTACGAGTCTTAGCTAAGAAAAAGGTTGGTAGTAGAAACTATGCAATTGATGTCGTTGGATATAGTGACGATAAAATACTGAATGTCACCAGAAAGATTGGTGGGTTCTTACAAAACACATCCGGCGACGGTAGCATCCCAGTAACATCTGGATTCAATTCGGTTGATGACCTTGGTATTTCGAGTGAGACACTAGCCGACGCCGATCAATACTACGAGACAAGCGGCACAAACAATGCTGGTGGAGACCACTACCTGTTATCTCCAGAGGTTGTAACAACAACAGAGTTTAAGTGGCACGAGATACCGCTACAGGTTTACGAAGATACGGTAACTCTTGGAAAGTCTAAAGACTACACCATGAGTTCTAGCTTTGAACATTTATATCTTGATATTTTCCCGCTACCAAGTGGAGCTAGCATCGGAGAGGTAGAACTCGTAGTAAGGTACAAGCCACAAGGAGGTCTTAACCTTTCTACCCAGGGTGGTGAATCCTTGAATACTCTCGCTGCTGGTAGGTCAGAATCTAAAATCTATCCAATATCCCGTCAGTCTAGCGACGATATTATAAATGCAGGATCTGGTTATGCTCCACTATCTAAGATAGAGGGTATTCCACAGTCCTACGGTACGCCTACTACAATCAAGTCTAACTACTCTAGAAGGTGGCGTGGTCACACGGGACTTGCTAACGGTCCATTCGACCCCGAAATGTTTGGTTTTGGTTATGAAAATCCACTTTTGGACTCCCCATTTGTATCTGGCTACTTTGATTTTACAGACGGTCAGGGTACAGACATCACACCTCGACATGGCACGCTTACTGGTGTATTAAGTAGTACATATTCTGATTACCGTTTCAAAAACCTTGGCTGGAGATTTACTGATAACACGCTGTTTACAGATCAACTACCAGGATACACTGGCGATTACCAAACCATAGACTGGACATCTTTAGTAAACGGTGGTGACAACTTTGAATCACACCCATTATACGGCCAGATTGCAGACGCTTTTGATACCACTATCAGGACATCTGGACATAACTCTTATATTAACTTTGGTGACGTTGATATACAGGATCAATTCAGTCTGTACACACGCTTCTCTCCAGACGCTAACGTCTCTGGAGTTGGATACGACCTGTTCGAAAGCGGAGTGCTTGTATCGAAGTGGGATTCTGGTAACGATCTAGAGTTTGCCCTCGGATACTCTGGCGGTTATTTACGCGGAATAGCCAAAGATACAGGTGGCGGAACACACGAAGTTATAGATACCGCCCACTATACTAGCTACCAATACCCACTAAGTGTAATATTGACATACAACGATCATTATTCAAGCGGGCTTAAGCTCTATACAGATAACGAATTTGAAAACGATTGGACGACCCTGAGAGCTAGCTCCGTTGCAGACTTCGATCTGGCGACTGGTAACAGCAACCTGGTAGTTGGTAACTCAACCGGCTCTGGTGTTGGGTTCAATATGTTCCTGTGTGAGTTTGGCCTGTCTAATAGTGGCAACATGGTCTATGAAAACGCCGACTTAACATTCAAAGAAGTGACCGCCCAGAGATTCCTAGAGAATGCAAGAGTTAAGTGGTGGGATGACTCAGACGCCTACACTGACGACTCTTACAAGCTGTGGGATTATGTCAATGAAGATAGCGTCACCGATTGGCATCTTGGCGACTTCAAGTACGCCGAATTCAACCAAGCCTTTGACCGCTGGACCAAAAGAACTGGCCGTGACCTAATCAGCTTCAATATAGACCATCACGGTTCTGGCTACTCACAGACTACAGACATAACGCTGCCCACTAATGTAGACAACGATCTAGCTTATCATACTCAGATTGAAAACGACTTCTTGCGATTCAACCTTAGCGAAGCCGTTGATACTTTCTATTCTACAAACCGTCGAATAACCAAGAACTTGCCTCGCGGGTATAAGTTCTCAGAAGAGGCTTTGGTTGTTGATACCATCATACAACACAAGGGTTCTGAGTCTATCGTGTGGGAAGACGGAGAGGTTGGCCCCAAGCTTATTGTTAGTTTGTATACTAAAAATCAAGAGCCGTATTGGGTTTCTGATGAACCAAACTGGGGATTAGTAAACAGAGATTATCACTATCTTACTCCGTCTAGCTACATGACGAAACTGAAGAGCGTCTTTGATTATGATAGCCTGATAGACGAATCAGAAGAGTGGGCAAAGTTCCCGACTGAGCCACGACAAAAAGAGTTTAAGGAGAAGTATTTTTCCCAAGACATTAATGATATGTTTGTACAGTATGACGTTGCGTATCCATCTGGGTCTCCTTTTGAATCTAGAATTGATATTCATACTACTCATATTAGGCTTGAGGATGCTTATGTTACCGGGGTTAATATTTCTGGAGCGATGAATTTAGCCTCTAGTGGGGGCTATCCAATTGCCGAATATCTAAATTTAACCTCAACATCTCAACATTTACAATCTTCTGGTCAGTTAAACCTTTACACGGTTGGACCTAGGCAGATTGAAAACTCTGGCTTGTTTTTAAATACTAGTGGTATAATTGTAACCATAGAAGACCTTTCCAGCACGTTGGGTTTTAGTATTAGTGGACAAATTGCAACAGCTTCTAATCTTGGTTCTGGATTATGTTTGATTGCTTCTGGTAGTCCAGAGGCAACCATCGTAGGATCAAACGGCTGGTTAAATCTACATACGCTTGGTAAAGCTACGGTTACATCTAGTGGGAACGGTCATCTTGGCATGTCGATGACTGCGTTGAACGTGGACAGTTCTTACATACCAAGTGGTGACCCACTATCCTTATTTACTCACGGAGATAGTGGTGTGTCAGCAGCTTTTGCTGCGATGCCAATATTTACTACTGTTGATATTTCTCACGGAAGCAACCAAGATAGAGAAAAGGGTAAGCCATCAGGTCTGTTGAATCTACACACAATAGCAAGTCAGGCGTTGTTCTCTAGGTATCCTGACGGCTCTATGAATCTTTTCACATTCAACAATAGACCCTCTAGATCGCTAAACTTAACACTATATGGTGACAATTATGAACCTCAGACCTTAAACGAACAGATAAATCTTTATACTGCTAATTACAACATTGTTGGAACCGGTAGCAATTATGTAAGATGGTTTAATAGTCATCATGGAACTGGAATAGACCTAGAAGATAACTACTTAGCTAGCGTTCCCGTTGATGATAATATTCGCGGTGTTGACATTGTAGGCTACGGATCTTGTAGTGGTGACAGTCCAGAAAAAGCAATTGACCCCGCTATCATTACACATGATACAACCTGGAGAGAAGAAACCTGCAACGACGGTGGAATATTTAGGGCTATTGGAACCTACACCTCGGGTTCTTGGAGTGGCAATTACTATGACATTAGAAAGTATACCGGGCTGGCACCGGGTGCTGCCTACAACGCAGAATTAAAAATCTCTACAGGGTCTACCGAGTCCATAAAGCTACCTAGAGAGTGGGAAGAAACGGAATACGGAACAAATTCAGATATTAATTTCTCAGGTGCAAAACTAGTTGGTGACAACCCATACATCGCTATATCTGGAAGAAACCCAGATGATAACTATGGAAAATCTGTAGTTGTTAAGGGCGACCTAATGGCCGTTAGTGCTCCAAACCAGACGGTAGCAAATGAAGAAGGTTCTGGATTAGCTAAAGCAGGTGCTGTGTATCTTTACAGAAGAAATGAAGATGTAGCAGGGCAAAAGGCGACATGGGCAGCGGAACAAAAATTGGTTCTTCCGAGTGGATTTCGTGGTAATTATTTTGAGAACTTGCCGGGAGAAATCGTTAAGTTCCCAGGTATTGGGTCGATTTCTGGTAGACAGTGGTATCCGGGTCAAGAAGGTAGAGAATTCGGATACTCTTTAGGTGCGACTTCTAGCGGTAATAAAGAGGTTGTCGTGGTTGGCGCTCCGGGTGCAAGTTTCTCATCAGAGTTTGATTCTGTTACCACTTCCGGCGTGCCCATTGCAATGATGGTATTTGTTGACAAGATTAATTCGGAAGATGGCGCGGCTAGTGTTGAAAGAGCAGCAAACAGTAAATACACACTATATAAATACTTTTCTGCTCCGTTGAATGTTGGGGGTAACGAAGTTCAACCAGAGTTAGATATAAAACTATTGATATTTGAAATTATAACTGAAGCAGACGAAGAAACACCGTCAGTAGATTTTAAAGAAGACTGGATAACGCACAGCTATGTACCACAAATTAAGACCTTTGACGACAAAAATTTCATGACTAGTGGCATTAAAGAAGCGTTCCATAAAGCATTCCCAATAGATACGTCTATTTTACACAATAACATACCACCAATTGTAGGAATACTCCAAGACGACAGCAGTTCAGCCAATAGTAATAACGTTAACGGCAGATATACTGACGGCACCGAGGCTTCTGTTAATGAGTTTATAGATTACTATAAGGAATACAGCTATGCTAGCGGAGTTATTGATCTGTCTGGTCCAACCGCCGGATCTGGATACGTAAAAAGATCCACAGGCAGTTCTGAAGATTGGGGTGGGATTTCTGCGCAATTATTAAACGACACTTTAGCCACTGGTAACCTCATAGCAAACGGTGCCCTTAATTTTATTACTAGTGGAATAGGATTAGAGTGGGCCAAAACAAGCTTAACAGAGTTTAACAAAAAGCCAATCTACACCGGCAGGGCTTACGTATTTGAAAAAGAAAACGATAGATTCAATCTAATACAAGAAATCGAAGCAGGTTATCAACCAGGGTATAATATTGAGCGTGGATATACATTAGGCGCAGAAGATACGATTGATAGATTTGCACACTCTGTAGCTATTAGTGATAATTCAGAGGTTATTGCTATCGGCTCTCCGTTTGCTAGATCTGAAAACTGTACAATTTACGAAAGGTCAGCAACAGAAGAGTCTAGGTTGTTTAATGGGCTAGGCGGATGGTTAACCCGTTATGATTTTGCGGAGGAGCTAGTAGACCTACAAGAGCAAACAAGTGTTCATGGGGCTGCCTCTGGACAAAGATTGGTCTACAACAGCCTTTCAGAACATAATAAGTGGAAATTTAGATCAGACAACCTGTTCTGGGGGACGCCGCCTTCTATCTATAAAAAGGTATATGACTATCACAAGTTCTCTCCTATTGGAACCTGGAGCTTTATTTCGAATCATTTTGCCCCAATACCACGACTGGGTTGGAGCACTGACGTGAGTGAAAACGGAGACATCGCCGCCTTTGGCGCTCCTACAGATTCCTTTAACGAGTTTGACGATCACAACATTTGGTATAATACTTGGGCTTCCTACGTTAACGCTGGAGCCGTCAGGGTCTTTGAATCCCAAAAAAAATACCCGCACAATCTCGCTGTTGAATTTTACCGGTTTGGAAATCTTGATAAAAATAGTCACCCCGGCGCTAAGGGTTATGACGACCTAGGGTATATTTTTGAGAACATTGAAGGCAAGCCATTCAGAAGAACAGCTTTTGAAGAGAACGACATCCCACAAGAGGCCGGACTAGCATTCATAATTACTCCAGAGATAGACGCTGCCAGCGACGAAGTTATAGATAACATAAAAGACTGGTTAGCCCTTGGTGATAGAACCTTAGTACTTGTTGGTAACGACCCAACGTTTGAAGAACATGGGAAATACCGACAGTCTAACGAGATTATAAACAAGATTCTTGAAAAGCTTGACTCTAGGATGCGAATTCATGCAGCTAGAAATGAATATGAGTCTATAAATTTCAACCCCGATACTGTAGATGACAGATACAACGTTACGGCAGCGAGGGTTCCTGCTTATGCTCATAATACAAAAATAAAAAATCCAAATATGTACGCTAGTGGAGTGGGAGATATTCGTATACATCTTGATGGCGTGGACGTAAGTAAGCCGAAGCTCCGAATCGAAGCTCCTTGTAACAAGCTTAACGATAGATGCAACATGCCGCTAGAACATGGCGGGGATTTAAGAGCCGAATGGAACGAGAAGTGTGGTCGCATTCCCTATAAGATAAATTGGCCGTTCCACTTTGGTAATGACAACCCCTCTAAAGGCTGTGGAGGCCCACCTCTCGGTGCAATAAATAGACCAACACTTGAACCGCGACCCCTTCTAACTGCGGCTGAGTGGACAGAGGACGAGTTCTTCCCGGCTGTGCCCACTAGCGGTTATGAAGAAACGTGTCAGGATATTTTTGAAACTACTGTAATTAATGACAGGTCGTATTATTTTGCTAAATACCAGGTAGACAATGTAGAGTTTGCTATATCTGGCATTAATGGTACTGAAACTGCTGACTTAAATGTTGTCAGTAACACCCTTACTAGTTCGCAACAGAACCTATCGGACCATCTTTCGTTTTACAATCCAGGCAAATACGGACCCAGAGACGGGTTCTTGCAAGGTGCCGCAGACTCTGAACTTACATACCAGACAAAAAGAAAAAAGGTTTCCGATGAAAGTGTGTTAGTCTCAGAGGAAGACTGGCCCAGCGACGACCCGGACAACCCGGACAAAGAAGACTCTAAAGTCTATTTGATAGCTACTACCCATTCAGAAAATAAAGACGTACTGGGTGGTGAAGATGTCGGAGCGGAATTCTATGATGAGAAGCGTCCAGTCAATCTTAATGAAGATCAAAACATAAAGTTCTATAGAAATCTTATCAAACTGCCAAACGCGACATGCGACAACCCAGGCATAGGCGACGTTGGTCAGTTGGGGGGTTGGACGGGAAGAACCAGCTTTAAAGATGCTTATGAATACTCACGTATTGCCGATAGAATTTCTACCATTACCGATTACAACCCAGGGGGAACTCCAGAAATCGAAGAAAACTTCACTAAGGATATGGAACACTTGAAGGTAGCTTGGGTTGCTAATCCAGTAGGTTTACCTTCTGCCTCTGAAGTGGAACAAATAAAAAGTTGGTTAAATGCAGGCGAGAGAAAGCTTATCATTACGTATACGAACAAAGAATCGTCTGCTAGAAATATTGTTGAGCTGTGTGGTTTGCTTGGGTTGAACACAAAGCCGTTTGTTAAGAGTAATGATAAACTTGCTCTACAAGGGGGACCGTCTAAGAATTCAGCCATCGGCCTGGTTAAAGAGGGAAATCAAGATGGATTTAATGGAAGGGGGTTGTGCTTCGATCTGGATGAATACCATCAAAATTCAAGACAAAAAGTCAATAGGGATAATCCAGTAATATATGGATGTGGCAGCGATTCGTTTATCTGCGAAATTGAAACAATAGAGGGTACTAAAGAACTTACCATTAATTATGATTCGTTAGATAAGCTTGTAATAGGCCCAGCAAAGGATGAAGGCACCAATACGCTGGAGGTAGATCTAGACACGAATCCTGGTTCACTGGATGAAGTAGCGGATGCATATGAATTTTACGCTATCAAGGTTGGAGACAGATCAAGAAAAATAATTCATTATAATGAGCCTATTTACGAAAGCTATGAAGTTCCATATATAGATTGGACTATTAGAGGGGCAGGCGAAACGAAGTTTACCGTTCAGCCGGGTTCTGGTTATAGATTGTATTTAGACTACGTTTCTGAAAATGCTAACGAAAACATACCTATAAATGTACGTCTTCATGGAACAGACGACAAAATACTTCATGACGGTAAGCCTTATTATGTGAAAAAGCATCGTAACCATTCTAACGTTGCAGTAAAATACGCCGGATCAACTCGAACAGGCATTATAGACTTTAAAGCTCACTCTGATGAAATTACATTGTCTTACCTCTCAAGCTCTTTTCGCCGCAGCGGTCCTCAGCCGTTTACTCCAAGAATTCTTAATATATCGGGATGTTTATTGCCGATAGAACATGAGATCGTAAGTCGTTCAGAGACGGAGATAATTGGAGAAAAATGTTCTGGTGTCTGGGTGGTAGATCCCGGTAAGGACGTAACAGTTCCTGGACACATGAGACCCATAAAGACAGATAATACTAAATATTGCCCCGGATTCCCAGTCGTGGAAAAAGAATGCGAAGACAAAGGAGGCCAGTTAATAGAAGACGGCCCGGTTGTAGCAGCCGAAGAGTTCGAACACTTTTCACCTGGATCTAATGGTTCTGAAAGATCTAGAATCGTTGTATTGGCCGACTCTTCTATGATACAAGGTCCAAATACATATAGGGATGATTCAGTTGGGTCTAATCAGGCGTTTATCAGAAGCTTATATCCAGTGTCGCCACGTGGACTTTCTGGTAGAAATTTTGATTTCACACAAAAATTAAGAGCGCCTGAAAGAGGCAGCCCTTCTAAGCTGTGGGCAGCGAGTGGCCTAGATGGCATTATGGATCTCTTTGAGTCGTCCACATCAAGGCCAGCCATTACGTCGTTTTCAGACGATGAAGATGTTTTAAACCCTGGAGATGTCGGTAGGCCAAAAGAACCAAGCCCCCCACAGATGTGTGGGCACATCAAGACCTTTGCAGAGAGTGTTATGCCGGGGTATGGTTTTAATGGCGGTACTAAGGATTGCCCTGCTGATCCTCCTCCACGGTTCCCGACAACCAGACCGATTGCCTTCATGACTCTGGAAAGTGGGGTATGTTTTACGAGTCTGCCCTCTAATTTTATGAGAAAGTACGGGGAAGACCATCTCGATTTTAACGTTTCTTATTCGGGGTATCCGGGGGATCTATTCGGTTACTCCGTAAGTCTACACAAAGATAAACTCGTTGTGGGAAGTCCATTCAATGCATTTGTCGGGGAGAAGCCGATTTCTTGGTCTGGAATTGTGGCCGCCTACAACGCGGGAGATTTAGGTTCCGGGTTGGAACTCAGCAACAACGGTGGCGCTGGAGCAGCCTTCTACTTCGAAAGAACAGAAAAGGGTCGGAATGCAGTTTCCGAGAGACTGCCGTGGGAATATAAGCAAAAAATTAAGCCGAGTAGCATTAATGTGGGAATTGATAATGCCACCTCGGATAGCTTTACAGAAAAATTTGGAAATCAAGCTGTTGTATCTAGTAAAGATTTTGACAAGGCTCCAATTACAGATCAACTTGGTTATTCAGTTAGTATAGATGCTGACTTTGTCGCCATTGGTGCTCCGGGTCATGACATGGGCACTCTACACCATCATATTTATGAAGGTGATTCAGCATTTATAAGAAAAGAATTCAATGCTTCGTTTACAATACCTAATCATAGCTTTTATGATCTAGGTAGCTCTGGAGTTCGAATTGATAAGTTTAACAACGCAAGTGGTATAAATGATTTAAGCCGATTCGTGCTAAACAACGGTGCTGTATTCATGTACGAGCATAGCATTACTGATTGGCCAAGTAGAAAAAAAGAGTGGAGATACAAAGACAAAATAGTTTCACAAGGATATAATTCTCGTGAAATTTCTACCATAGTACTACCCGGATCTAGTGGGAATGAAAACGATTTGTTTGGCAGAAGCGTATCTCTTGATAGAGCACGCCGTGGAGATAGTGATTACACCCTAGTTGCAGGAGCGCCAAAACATGACTATGGAATGTTTGGTGAACCGTCTGGTGACGCAGGGGCTGTATATACTAACGATTTAATGTTAAGAGAACAAATTCCAGCTATACCAAATACTGGATCTTGGATCGACGCCAAAGTCTTTACAGGCGATGGCGATGAAAACGATCTACATGCGAGGGTGTATCAAAACACCTCTGGCCCTTCCATAGAGTATTCCGTAAGCGGTTTGATAAATGCCAATAGTAATGGCGATATATTCTTAGAGGCTTCTGGGTACGATCCTGCTGTACGTGGATTTGTAGCACATCGCCCCTATGTCACTTCTGTTATTGCAGAATTGCTGCCTGGTATAGAAACCACAGGGTACATGTCTCTTCTTATCTCTGGTAAGCCAATATCTGTAGATTCTAGCCAGAGTGGAGAATTTCCCTCTGGAATGAATCTGTTTATTGACGGTCCAGATGGGGGAATCGTGTATAATAGTATGAATCTACATACGGGCAAGGATTGGACATTAACTCAGGTTGGCAGTGGTAACACCCCTCTAAGTTTAGCGGTTTCTGGGGCTGAACCCACAGCGGTCTCCGGTACATTAAATCTATTTACAAGTGGTGTTGTACAGGTAGACACAGACGACCCACTTAATCTTAGAGTTCGAGGATTTTAAATGCCAGTACAAATAGATCATAAGGGTACTACAGTACAAATTACGCCAGCCCCATTGGTGTCGGTTTCTACACAAATATTGAAAAACGGAGCAAGCGAAGCTTTTGGCGTTAGTTACTCTATAACGTTAACAGGTTCAGTCATTGATAACATGGGATCTCCATATGCTTTCTATGGACCTACCAACACTCTCTTTCCAAAAGGGGATGGTAGTCTCCCACAAGGATCTGGTCCCTATGGAGCTTTCACAAGTGCTACCATACCCGACGTGCAACTTGTTCCCTATAAAGAATCTTTAACCGCCGTTCTGTCTAAACAGTCGGCACTGAGAGCCTTATTTGCTGAAGACGGTCAAAAGCTAGCCATTACAGATTGGGAAACCGGAGTCCCAAACTTTGTTTGCTACCCCAGAGTGACAAGTGTCGATTTCCAAGAGGGTGTATATGTAGAGCGTGCTGAGTATACGATAACCCTTGAGGCTGATACCTTGTTGCTCAACGAAGGTGGCCCTGGAGACTTTGTTAGCGATGAAGGGTCATTAATAGCCCGCGCTCCTGGGATACATAGCAATAAAACCGAACAAGATTTATTGACCTCTATGTCAGGCGCTTTTATTTCTGATTTTAGTGAAGACTGGTCGCTAGAGGTTGATGAAGCGCAGGGCGAATCCGTAGGATTGCCTAGAAGCTATAGAATATCTCACAACATAAATGCTACGGGTAAAACTCACTATGGACCAAATGGAAAGAAACCAGCTTGGGAGCAAGCTCAAAAATTTGTAACCGACAGGCTAGCAGACAACCCCGCAGGAAGAGATTATCCAAGCTATCCAAATATAATGGGTCGGATTGGTAGTGGGACTTTGAACCTAATTGATACATATCGTGGGTTTAACCATATACGAACTGAGAACTTGAGTGAGTCTGCTGGAACCTTTAGCGTTTCTGAAAATTGGCTAATAGCCCAAGATAGCGCGTATGAAAATTTTAACCTGTCTATATCAAGCTCTACGGATAGTCCATTTGTAAGCGTTTCAATAGACGGCAATATTAAGGGTTTGTCAGAGTATAGCCCTAGTGGTTTTGGTGGCCTTGACTTCGATAAGAGCTATGGACATGGAGTCAATGGAGGAAAAGACCCTAATACCCCTCCAAGCGGAGCCTTTGAAAATGCCCGAGGCAAATACAATAAAATTTCTAAAGATGGGGTTTTTGGAGTTGGTTCGGATGTATACAAGAGGGCTAACAACTCTGTAGCGGTTGAGTTAAATTCCCAACCAAAGTCTGTAACCCTTGGTGCTAATCATTATACAGGAGAACTCACTTACAATCTACAGTTTGACAACAGGCCCACCAATATAATTCCTGGGGTTTTATCGGAAACAATTAGTGTTAATGATACATACCCTGGAGATGTTTTTGCTGTCATTCCTGTACTTGGTAGGAGGACGGGGCCGGTATTGCAATACATAGGAGGTAGAACAGAGTATAAAAGGGATGTGTCTTTAAGTTTAACTATGGACTATACAAAAGTTCCATATGGGTCACAAAGGAACGATCTACTACTAAAAAAACCAAGCGTTGTTCAACCAACAGCAAATCAAATCGCAAAGCTTTTAACAGAATTAAGCCCGGCTGGCGAGCCAGGTATAAGAAAGTACTTCTTGGCACCTCCTAGCGAAAGTTGGAATCCAAAAGCTGGAAACTACAGCATAAATCTTTCTTGGACTTATGAAATGGATAAGTAATCATGGTTACCTGGCAAGATTTCGCTGATGTCGATATGGGTCCGAGAATACCCCTTCTTCCGGCTCAAAAGGTTCAAGTTCCAACCAGTGGGATTCTTCCGTCTGGAGAGGCTAATTATTTTGATGTTTCTCAAGCTCATGACCAACAAGGAAGTGGTATTAATTTAGTTTTCCCTAAGCCTCCTGAATTTATTGTTAATCAACCTAAAATGTCTGGTGTATACAAAACCCACGGTGCAGAAGAAAACACTCAAAACTCCGACTTAATAATTCAAGATGTTAGTGGCATATTTCATGCAGATGGAGTGTAAGAATGTTAAGATTTTCCAGCTCTAGCAGTTACGGATTAACCGGGACAACAAATTTTTCCTTTGATTCTAGCGCTGCATTGTCGGGTGCTGCTGATTTTTCAACCGCTAATAAATATAATCACTATTACCAACAAAAAGCTACTGATGGTTCTGTATCTCAGGCAGATACTTTGGTTTCTATTGGTTTTGCTGGCAACATAAAAATGTCACAACGTCCATTGAATCCATATGACATATCTAATCTTGATAACGTTATTGATGTTGAAGATACCACTAGTAGCGGAACGCCTATTAAACCATCAGGAAAAAAATAATTAAACAATTGGAGTTACCAAGGAATGCCATTTGCTAATCAAAAATCGATAATATCACCATCGGGTGATCATGGTCTAAACTGGCCTGCCAACCTTGTGCTAACACAAGGGTCTGGCGGTATGACCTCTTCTGCTGGATGGACCGTTGGTAATGAAGGCTTTGTTCAACAAACTTTTCTTGGGGCGTCTATTAGAAACTTTGATCTTAACGCTGGGTTTGGCGACACCACTAGTTCACTTTCGGTTTCCTTGGTAGAGGATGAATATAATAAATCTGACACAACCACACTTGGGACTGGTGATGACATCTATCATGATGGTACTAAAGATCAGTTTTCATCACTCATACCTGGTACGCCAGTTTTCTTTAAATTTGGAAAAAATCTAGCTAGCATAGAACAGGCTTGGAGAAAGACCTTCGATGACACGTATGGGTATAACACTTTAAATCTACCAATTGTTTTCCCTACAACGACAACAAACGGTCAGATAGACTCTATACCAAGTCACTTTCATTTCTTGAAGTCAAAATCCGGTACTGGACCGGCCCAAGTAAATACATGGGAAAATAAATCCATCATGTATGACAACCAGTTAAATGACTACAGGCGCGGGTACGGCCATTTTGTTTTTGGTGGGGTGCTACAAAGTTACACCCAAAACCGTGGCCCTACTGGAAATCCTGTTTATAGTGTTTCTGTACAAGACCCACGAGAAATACTATCTAATGCTACGATTGTCCTAAACAATTATGCGGGCACTACCTATAACAACAAAAATCTGTTTAACTTATTTGGGTTTTTAGAGTATGACATAAGCGAAGCCTTGCAGGCAGATATAGATTCTGTTCGTGAAAGCAAAACCACACTTAAAAAGTATGTTGACCAAAGCAGTGGTGAAGTTTCATACGGTCCAAGGATAGAGGACACGTCGATAATTCTTGACGGAACTGTTCCATCTCCATTTTATTTTCCAGACCTTTACAAGTTTCCAGACTACCTAGTATTTGGCCTACAGAACTATCCGCCAAAATTCCCAGTTACCGGACAGGGACTTTCGAGGAGGTCCGACCAAGGTATACCAATTTATAGAATATTTCAAGCGATGGAGACCCTGTTTGAAATGAACGGGAATCTGCCAGATGAATTCAAGGACAAGGGTTTCGGTGGGGCTATAGAGTTTCGCGGGTTTAAATACGTAGTGGACTGGACGGGGATACCGATTGAGAAAATTCCGAGCATGTACTTTATGGATTTTGACCAGATAGACTTGCTGTCATTCGCCCAAGAGCTGTGTGACATTATTAGTTACGATATGAGCGTTAGCCTGCTTCCGGTTATAAATCACCCAGGGCAAAGCTGGTTGTATAGCAAAAATCAACACTATATTAATACGGGGCAAACCGATAAAATTATCGCTGGGATAATTCGTATAGATACAATAGATAAATCTAAACAGCCTAACTACGGGGCGATTGCAGGCTATCTTGACGGCCTTGAAAATAGAGACATCTATGTAGAGAATAGGAATGTTGGATACGAAGTTTCAAACGTTACCACGAATAAGTTTGTGGTGGGCGCACAAGAAGTAGAAATGCACTACTTCCACTCCAATAAAGACAGGGACAACTTACAATTAAGGAGGCATGACAACGGACTGTCAAATAAATACCAACTGCTACAAAGAAACCAATGGGCTTTGGAGACATCTCTAAAACAGCAGGTTTTACCCTTTTACGGTTTTTTGGGTAAAGACGCCGTAACGATACCTAGAGGTTGGGGTTCTTATCAGCAAATACTATTAGACTCTACAAGTTTGGATGCTTTTGGCGTTGGTAATTATTACATAGCAACCGAAATGGAGCTACGTGCAGCACTAGCCGGATATAAACAGTGGGTTAAGTTTTTACTACAGTACAATGAGAGATACGTTTCTGAGGTTGGGGAGAACCAGGCTTTAAATGGTGCAATTGTTAGGACTTTAGATGCATCTGAAATGTTTCCTGGAACCGAGGATAGTATTGCAAGTGCTCACGCGCAATACGCCGCCAACGAGTATGCTGTAGATGTTCCTAGGTGTGTTTTTAATTCTGATAGAAATTATGTCGATTCAGATGGTTATCCGGCCAGTCAGTGTTCTCCTCCATATGGATATCCCTTATATTTCAAGCGAGCAGAAAAAATAGGAATACCGCAGGCTGGGTACACTGAGTTGGTAGTAGCAAGAACTCAAATTCAAACGAATCATGAAAAAGCAAAAAACCTAGAAGATAAATATATTGAAAAAAACACTCAAAATGAGGTATTAATAGCGAGTCTTGAAAAAAAGAAGGCGGGGATTAGTCCGTTTGAGTCAGGAAAAATTGATGAAATGATAGTGAAAATAAAGGAGAAAACGAAGTTAAACGATGCCGCTATTGCTTCTGCTGGATCGCTTAAAGCTAGGGCTAAACAAAGTAAAGACGCAGCGAAACATCTTTCACCATCGATAGACAGAATTGGCGAAGCGAGCAAAAAAAACTCCATGAAGGTTTTTAATTTTGTAAAAGAAGTAGCAAGCAAACATCTTGGCAAAAAGTTTTTGGTTAAAATTCCAAAAATGTGCAACCTAGGATACAATAAGCAAATATCAGATTATTCAGATAATACATTTAATATCAAACAGGGTCCGTTTGGGTTTAGACCTCAGCCAATTAGTAGCGAGTTGAATTATTATGGCTCAGTAGCATTTCAACAGGAAATGTTGGCGAAGAGAAGTACTTTGAACGCTGGTAATGAATACGAACATTACCTTGATAACAAATTACTTTTAGGCCCAAATAGCCCTGTCACCCCTAGGTATAAATACGGAGCCTTAAAAGGAAACTTCAATCCAATATCGGAAAATTGGGATTTTAATTACAAGCCAGAGCCACAGGGTGGATTCTTTAACTATGCTATCTTTGATAAGAGTCTTTCTTTTACAGAAGCTAGAAGTGCGCCAAATTCACAACTGCCACTATCTACACAAAGCCTTCTAACTCCAAAAGACTTAACTAACTTTGTTGGCGACAATGGAAGAATTTCCTGTTACGTAAGATACAATAATAGTCAATTTTTAAATCTTTCATCAATACCCAAGGATAGTGTAGCACAGGAGAAAAAAACGGCGGCGGGTTTAATTCCAGACATATGTGAAGAAGTAAACAATATGGATGCAAACAACAAGGTTAACTTTGACGCTGTCGGTAAACGAATGTCTCAGTCCTTACCTCCTCAGCCCGCTGTAGCTTTTGTTAAGTGTGAATTAAGTGAAAAATTTTACATGCCACCTAAAACCCACAAGGTTAGGACCAAGGTTTTTGGTAGAGATACCGAACTTGTTACTCATGACCCCATATATACCGAAGGTGAAAAAGTAAATGACAGTGGCTGTAAGGTTCCATTCCTTTCGGCGTCTGAAATTAATTTAACCTTCGTCCCAAAAAGGTCTAACGGTGGCTACGATGGAAAGAAGGTGAATAACGAAGACTTTGTCAGATATTACAGTTCGATGCTGGATGGGGATATTATAAATACCGATCTAGAAAACCTAGATGACGATAATGTATACGCAATAATTACAGTACCGGGTAAAATTGAAGCTACTCAAGATCAGAGATACATGGACGGCATAATGCAGTCTATGAATGCACCAAACCTTAAAAACGCTCTAACCGTTGACGTGGTCAAGGGAGGGGTTGCGGGGTTTGATAAGCCAAGATCCAAATCCTCACAGGTCGATTTACTTGCCAGGGCATGTAATGACGACAGATTTTCCGCAAACGAGATAAATGAAGCGATGATGTATTATAGGAATAATAAAAAGAATATGGTTATGGGCCAGATTGATGTTGCCATTGGTTTTGCTAGCCCTTCTCCTGTTCACCCCGATGTTGTTGCTTTGCCATTGATGTCTATGGAAAATTGCTATGGACCTTGGCAGTCTCAGTCTATCCAAAATTCCAGTGGAGGTAGCCGTGTTAGGTATACCGATATAGGGGGTAAGATAGAGTTTGTAAAGGATGAAAGTCTAGCGCCCTGGAACTATACCGGTTATCAACTTATGAATGAAGCAGGATCGTTGAAAGCTCAGTTTTCAAACAGCATGTTGCTATTTATGGAGAGGGGCGGATTTGTTATGCCGGAAGCTCCAACGGGAATTTCTTTAGCAAAAGCCTTGCGGAATGAAGGCCCGTTAGTAACTTCTGTATCCGTTAGCATTGGGGACAGCGTTAAGACAACCGTTAAGATGGACTTGTACACTGCTAGATTTGGAAAGATGCAAAAACAAAAAGAAGACGCTATAGGACGTGCCGCCAGAGAGAGACAAAAAATGATAGACGAAAAGAACGCCCTAATTAGAAAGGGTATGGTCAAGTCTGCAACATCAGCAGACATTTTTGGTGGCCTAGAGCGTAAATTTTCTGGAATGATTTCGTCAGCGGAGAATATAGGAGAGGAAATTAAAGAGATGCCAAACAAAATATTCCTCTCAGCCTTGCCAAACGACAATGCTGATTCGAAGGAGGTCGAACAGTCTGCAACTACAATGGACAGTGATACGGTTGAATTTACAAAAGGGGCTTGGGACTGGGGAACAGAAAAATATAACGACATGACCACGGCGGGGGGAGATATTGCAGATACTAGTCAAGGAGTGTCTATGACTCCAGATCATCCTAATTTTCCAAGTCCAGAATTCGGTAATTTTGATGTAAACATTTGGCACAACCCTTCAGCACCATAATAGATAGGAAAAGAAAAAAATGAGCAACCAAGGAACTGGAAAAGTACAGGATTCTTATCACTCAATTTCTACGGACCATCCGCTTTTTGAAAAATTAGCCTTGTCGGTCTTTACTACCGGTTCGGCTATGGAGTTTTGGAATTATCAACCTCCAAATTCTATTAATTTTATTAACAGAAATTACTTTGGATATGGACAGGCTGCGTCTCCGAGCTTTCTATTCGAAGATATGGGGAACCCGAAACAGTACCATTCTATAATTTACGACATTGTTGAAAATACTCATGAGGAAATAACAGACATTTTTAATAATTGGACCTTTCGGCTTGCAGATGAATCGACACTAACAATAGGGGACGTTCCGCTAGGTAGCTTTGTAGATAAAGCATGTACGTCTATGTCTGAACTTCCTCCTTTCAGTCTTGTACGATGGACAGATCTCAAATGGCCTGTTAATCCGTTTGTTCCTCTTCCAATGTCTGACGTTTTTGGTTATGGTGGATCTAGTCTTGCAACACTTATAGAAATGAACAATTGGGCCTGTTACAAGGTTTCTAAAGAAGGCCAAAGTACACCAATGCACGAGTGGACAGATGAGGGTTCATGGAGTCAGCAGCAATTTCAAGCTATAATGGGGTTTTTGGCAAGTATAAAAGCAAGCAAGAATAACTGTCTAGAATGGACGACCAAGGTTACTTTTAACTTAACACCAGGTCTACCGATGGGTCACGCAAAGCGATGTGAGAAAACTGAGGATGTTAACTTCAAATTACGTCTATATGACCACGCCGTATCGAGAGACGCAAGAAACAGAATCGTTCAAAGGGGACCATTAACCAACGTGAGCGTGCCAGTTCGTGAATTTGGACCGGTGGGCAAAACCGTCGATGGGGTTCCTACCGATGGGCAAACCGAAACGGCACAACCCCTGGACGTTGTTGCCGACTCTATTAGTGGAAAGGGCAGAAGTGGAAGTCTACAGTGTATTGCGATACTTAACGATGAATTAGGGCCGTGTAAAAACTTATTGAACATCGATGAGATATCAAATACAAACGCTGCCGATGATAATTTTAGCATAGACGATGTGCTAAAAAAGTATCAACCCACTACGGGAAAAGCCACGCCTCTTCAGGCTCAAAACAAAAATCCCAACCAGTGGACTCCAGTTTGGAGGAACTCAAAATGCAACGACGGCGCAAGCAACAAGCCTGATGCGGTTGTAGTTTGGAACTTTGCCAAAAGAACATACGCTAAAGGTACAACAGTAATGTTGAACCAAATGGGAGGAAGTCCACCAAACGGTGTTATCTGGGCCGTTATAGATTTTGGAGCAGACCCAACAATTCCAGTTAGCCAAACTTTTGAGGGGAGGTGGGATTTTACAACCCTGATAGCAAACGGAAATGGGTTTTTCAGGAAATTTAAACCTGACGGAAGCGAGCCTCTTAATAATAATAAATATGAAACATTTACTCCACAGGAGTACGAAACGGAGTTTAGGCAGAAGTATTATACGGACCTTTGGAACGCTGCTACTGCTGCGAGTGCTCCTGAAAAGGATGATTATGCTAGAAATTTAATATTTGATGGCACGACATCGAACAACCCACGAGCCATTAATTTTAATGTTAATGGTAAAGGCTATGTTCAGATGACATCTTGGGATTTTTTACATAAGAGTATGGGGGGCACAAGAGGCGAAACTTCGATAGGAACTACCGTGGCTGAGTTGACTCCAGATGGAGATACGTGGGAAGAAAGAGAGATCGCTAAAGGTGGAGACGGCGAAGACTACGAACCGTCAAGAATACAGGGTTTTGACGCCGCTCCGTTTTTCGGATCTTTAATTCCAAACGGTTACAAGCTTGACCCAATTAATGGAGCTGATGATGACACGGTTAATTACTTTTTAGGTCGTCCTGCTGGTTCGAACAAGTTTCATGCTATAGAATTTGATACAAATGGAAGTCCTATGGTTGGCAACGTAAAATCCCTATGGGGAGCACCCATTTCACCTGACGGAGGTAGCCCCTTTCAAGAGGCTTCCTGTAGCCATATCTACAAAACGAATCCTTTGGGTTTTCTTAAAGGGGAAACCATAATAAAAACCAACGGAGGAATGATACCCGCAGACATTGCTGTACATTCAAGCCCAAACGGTGACAACGGTAGACCTATTACTAACATTGAGTATCTAAATAAGTATATGACTCTTAGCAGTACTAATACGGATGAGTATTTTAAAACCTTCCAAGTTGGGTCAGTGCCCAAACCTCTATACAAAGATCAACCATTAAGATACTCTTGGCTCGCAAGGGTTACCCAAGAGGGGGGTATAGACGTTGCAAACGAGTCGTGGGATTTAAGACCAAATGCCGGAAATAAGGTACAATTCAGGCCCCTTATGGCTGAAACATATCTTACTTTTGGATGTGGCACTTACGAAAGTGTTCTCGTAGATAATAGAGCTAATGGTGTTGAGTACCTCAAAAACATGTTTCACATGTCCGAAAGAAGCCGGTCAACTCAAGCTTCACGTACTCCAGTTTTAGGAGCTAATCTTTACAATAGAGCGTCTGATGAATTCAAGGAACATAACAGTCCAGTCGATTACTCATCTACTCTTGTTGGAACTAACCCTCCCTACTCTCCATATGCTTATGGATTTCCAGTTGGTACTCATATAAAATGGGCAGATGATCCCCACACGTATTACGCAGCGGGCAATTTTAACAAAAGCATTTGGGGTGATACTAACTCTTCTAGAGTAGGCAACCCAAACGCCATTGGTATCAGTTCTGCTGTTTTTACAATAAAATCAGTAGGTAAGGATTCTGTTTCTTTTGAGGTGGACTGTAGCATAGGAGTACCTTCTCAAAAGAATACTTTTGGCGGGGCTTTTAATAATTTTAGCCTCATACTTGGTGGTAGCGTTAATATAAATGTAAGTACCGGCCCAACATTCGATGCAGGTGATTCATTCTATTGGGGAGGTGGTGACAACCCTTGGAGTTTCAACACGACTAATTGCCACGCGAAAGTATGGCAGGCATGGCCCCGTAACTTAACAGTGTTTGACTCAAGATTCTTTGTAGCCCACCACTTTAACGCTGGACTAAATGCTAAGGGGGTTGATAAATATGTTACTAAAACTCTTTATCTCGGCAATAAGGTGCTTGATGCCGTAAATATACCAGATAATCTTCGCAACGCTGCTGTGGTAGCGGGGTTTACTTCTGATGTTTATGGACCTTCATATATAGCAGAATACTTGTATCGACAAGGATCAATTTGGAGCATAGACAATGATCTAGAGTTACCCAACACTGATAAAACCGACGGTTATGTAGGAGAGGGAAACATTATTTATCCCGTGGATAATGTTTCTTACACCCCTGCAAATTCCAGGCAGTATGAGGTAGATTATAAAGAACCAACCTATTCTAATAGAGACTACGTAGGGACGACAGCAGATAACTCGTTAGTGCCTGTGGGTACTAAGGTGTTACGTGATGGACCCTTTAGGGACATAGCTCAATGGCGGGTTAACCCAAAGTGCAGGCTGAAATTACTTCCATTTAAACATTATAGAAATACGATTGGTGTTGCTGAAGATGATCAATTAATTACCGTCGTGAAACGAGTTGGTGCGATCTTGGGTTCCAATATACCCAGTGCTCGAATCCTTGTGTCAACCGCTGCCCAGACTGGGTATCAGGTGGGCGATAGATTTACCACCTCTGGTGGTAGCGGCAAAGATGTTATATTAGAGGTTTCCACAACGTTGTTAGGAGCGGTTACACAGTTTAAGGTAATCAACGGCGGGCACGGATTTGCCCCTATAGATTTTATGAAACAGTACAACGTGACCGATACGTCAAACCCCGTTGCTAGAACATTCAACGTAAATAGCACCTCACCCGTCAAGTTAAAACCTCTAAAACTCAAAGGTTTAGGAAAGGGGTTGCAGGGATGGGTAGTCTACGGAGAAGTGGTCCAAAGGGAGGTTACACACGCCAAACCGGCTGAGTGTGGAAGTAATCTAATTTCACCATCGACAAAAAATTCAAGTTACGTGACTCTAGGTGGACTTAGACAGTCTGTCGCTTGGGACGCAGAGGATAAGTCGCCTGATGATAAATACGATGTTATGATGTGGTTTCATAACGATATTTCACACACCTTTCAATATCACGGCGATTATGGGGGACACGGGCCATCGTACCAACAGTGGCTTACAGTTAACCCTCTTCCAGAATGATTTTGTGTATAATAAAGTAGAACTCTTTAAATAGGAGATAAAAATGGCTGATATAAAATTTTATGCAAACCTAGAAATCGCTGCAACTGGCGATAATCCTACCCTCATACGACACGATTTAGGGTCTGGAATAGGATTTTACGGTGCTGGGTTTGGCATTTCTGTTCCTGTGGGACAGAGGCAAGATAGCACATTTTTGACCAACTCAAACGGAACGGTCCAGGGTATTAAGCTACAAAATACAAAATGGGCTTCAGTCAGCGGAGTTTCTCATAATGGAAATACAGAAATTGATAATGAGAAGATTCCAAACTACTACGCCCCTCTTAATATTAGGTTTACTCACGAGGATGAGGTAAGAGTTCAAAACTGTAAACTAAGAATTTTCGACAGAAACGACATAAACAAACAGGCCAGCGGTGTCACAACCTATGTTTACGAAGTTAGACACCCCGATGGCGCTGAAACTGACACTAACGTATTGGTAAATCGTGGAGAAGTTGATAGTCACGGCTGGAAAGAGTATGACCCTGGCGATACGATGTTCAATACGACCTTTACAAACTCTCCAGGTACAAGTGGTACAAACGCCGTACAGTCCGATCAGGGCAAAACGGGGGTTTTGACTACGGATGGTGCGGCCCATGTGACACAACGGCACGACTGGTATGTAGCCATGTCAGCAGAGCCAGATAGCATTGGGAGCAAAACAGACTATGGACTTTATTTTACCTGCGAATACCTGTAATACCACTCTATAGTAGTTAGTTCAACCTTTTACACTTTTAATGGAGATGCAAATAATGTCATTATCACATACTAATGAACTTAGATATACTTACAACTCTGGTGGAGAAAAGAAAGTCAAAACAATCAGCAAAACTGAGACAGATTCCGCAGAAATGAACGTATCTGAAGAGTATGTCTTAGGCACCCCTACAGAGACTCCTCTTACCTTGGAGTACTTTGAATTTACTGACAAGGCAAAGGCAAAATCTGTTTATTTAAGACTTGACGGTTATAATGGTACTCTTAAGGGTGGAGTAGACGGTGCTTCCACAATGAAAGCTTTGGTCGATGGAGAGCCGTATGTTTGGTCTTATAACGGTGGCACTAGTTTCCCTCCTGGTACTGCAAACCCGATGGTGGACGCTACCGATATGCTCTTATTAGTGCCTGATGCTGGCCAGACTCCTGGTACTACGGGTACGCTTACCGTTTCTGTTCTTTATGACCCTGCTTAAAAGTACAATTAGCTTAGACCTTTGGATCAAATCAAAAGGGGGTGGAATCGTCCACCCCTTTTCGATAGGACATTTATCACTTTTAAAGGAGGTGTCCTATGAGCGGGTCCACATTAGGATGGAGCGGTGATCCAAATGATCCCACTTCGCTTGCTATTGGAATTGCAAAATTAGAAACTTTTTGTCGAAGCCTTGAAGATAAAATCGACAAAAATCAAGAGTCCTCTGATGATGTTGTCAAAATACGCATTGAGCTGGATGAGCTAAAGTGCAAAGTTTCTGAGCTTAAGGCTCGTCTCGTGTCCGTGGAAGACCTCCAAGAAGACGTAGAGTCTGCTAAGAAGATGCTCAAAATGCTAAGCCCTAAGACTTTGCTAGCCGGTATAGCTATGGTAATGGGAGGAAGCGTAGGAGGTAGCGCCGTTGTCGATTCTATAACAGGAGACGAGGCCGTTATAGAGGAAAAAGTAGAGGACCAGGACCATAAATACGAAGATTTATTGAAAAAGATAAAGGAATTGGAGTTAGAGAAGAAGAAATAAAAAAGGGGGCATTTCTGCCCCCCAGGTCTGAGATGATGACGTGAATCTAAGTCTAGCTTAGATGACAATTTGAATCTCAATACCTATTCATTCTTCTCTGTCTTAGGGTTCCATTTTACCCAACCGTTATCGGGTAGCCAGTTACCCTCTCCATCCTTTCGCTTGGGAAATAAACCACCTCCTGACTTATTCGCTCCAAAGTTAAGGCGACCACCACAACCCTTACATCTTAATTCGTAGTAAAGGTTGTCATCCACGTTTCTGACGACAAATCTAACATCGTCAGAGCCACACTTGCCGCAGTTGAGTTCTTCGAAAACGTCTTGGAACTTGTTCACGTTCTCGAACAGGTCTCTTTGCGATTCTCCCTCTATTTCTGCGGAAATTCTGCCATTTTTAGTCGTATATGTGATTTTCAAGACTGCCACTCCTCTACATAACCTAGAACTGAACTTGGAATATTAACCGGCTCTCTCTGGTACTTGTTTAGCACCTCGATTGCTTCACTCGCCTTCTTCTTTGTTACCTTCCCTTTGACCTTTAAAACCTCCCCAATGAGGGTTTTTGCGTTGACATTTAACTGCCTGCACTTCACACTGATAAAGTTAGCTTGTGCATCACTCATTCTTGCTGAATCTTCATACTCACCTCCTGTTTTGTCTGCACCCTGGGACTTACTGATGTCTCTAACTATCTGAGCCGTGTTCTTTTTGGTGATCTCCTCAGCGGCCACAGCACGCAGTCTAAGGGCTTTTCTTAGAGCGCGAGCCTCTGCCCTTGTACTAGCTGTAGCAACCGCATAGGCACAGAAGGCATCGTCTGTATTGCCCTCCCAGCAGTCTGCCACCTCAGAGTAACACATACCGCTTTTGAACTCCACTTTGAACACTACGGTGGCTCTGCCGTGTGCGTTGTCGTTAGCTGGAGGGAACACTTGTACAGGACCGCTGAATACAATTGGTCCAAGCACAAGTTCTGCCACTCGCCGTAAACCTGCGGCCAGAGGCATACCGTCCATAAGTTCATTATCCTGAAACAAGGATATTACATAATCATTCCATTCTGGGTCCGTAATCTCTGGTGTGGCGCCCACGACAACATCTTTAGTGCCATAGTTTCCATCCACTGGAGACTGAAGGGAAACCTCTTCTTCAAGCTCAACATCACTAAACAAATCATTCATAATTCTACCTCAATGTACCTTTCTGATTCTTTTGGAAATTTACTTTCAATACGATTCAAATGTTTCAATACAAGATCCTTTAAATCCTCCTCGTCTACAAGGGAAAGTCGTGTTTTTAGGGCTTTTATCCTAATCATGACAAACCCTTTAGCTAGGATTAGACCATTCTTGTCTAGGTCAGCCTTCATCTGTTTTTTCAAGCGGTCTTCCCCCCAAACGGGCAGGAAGTGAGAGGGACCGTCTACCTCTATTATAGTCTTTAGAGAGGGAATATACAGATCTATTTCGAGATTTTGGTTCGGAATTAGATCCTTTTTATGGAACTGTACCCTGTAGCCGCCTCCTGATACGGTTTTGACTACAAAGTTTTCGATTTTTGACCCTTCTGTAGATGCGCGACGAATACCCTCGATGGCTAAAGCCTGCATTTCTTTTCTCTTGTTTGGGTCCATCTTTGCCCAGCGTTCCTTAGAGTCTTCAACCCTTGCTTCTCTGTCAGATTCGTCCATCTCGTCCCAGTAGCTTGACATGGACTTGCTGATGTTGAGCTTTTCTACGTGGGATCGCTCTCTACCCTCTGTGGGATGTTTAGATCTGCCGGTCTTGAGGGCAACCTTCTGGGCCTCACTCTTAGACTTTAGTTCCTTGCCGTGCTTTATAAGGATTCGCCGTATCTTGTTGGGATAGGTTTTTAGTTCTTTTGCTATCTGATACGTACTGAGATCCTGATCGTCGTACATAGATATTACTGTTTGTTCTAAATCGTTCATTTGACGGCCTCTATGATTTCTTCTATATTATTAACGACTGAGTGGACTGGTTTGCCTGATACTCGATAAATATATTCGGCTTCTTCTTTTGTGTTTGCCAGAACCGGGACGTGGTGTGGCAAGGATATCAAATCAAAGACATTCTTATCTCCTTTGTTGTAAAGATAGAATAGCTTGAACTTGTTTATCATATTCGCTGCCATCTTTGCGTTTCTAAGGCTGTTGGCAATTAATGTACCTGTAAAGCACCAGGCTTCGGCAGCGTTGAACAGTCCAAACTTTGGCTGTTCTGGGTTAAATTCTACCTGATTGTAAAACAGACTTATGTCATCCGCTTCGCCGCTATCTGCTAGTTTATTTAGCCCCTTATAGAGGGCGATTGTCTCTGGTTCGCCCTTTAGGCTGTCTATGTAAAATCCAATATTCATACGTTCTCCTTTGCTCTGTCTATGATTATTTTTCTTGTTTCACTGCTTGACCAAGAGTGGTCTCTTTCGTGAAAGTGTAACGGTATGTTTAAATCGTCCCCCGTAAATCTTTTTCCAACATAGTCTGTTCCGAGTATCCTGACATCTATCTTTTTTTCAGAAATTAGCCCCTGTAACAATTGATAAAGTTCATTTTCGGAATTGTAGCGTCTTATTTCATCTACATATACTATCGAAGACATTATCATAAACCTATCTTGGAAAGGAAAAATAGGCGCGTTTTTTATTCCTGGCCTCTCGACGGATGGGTCGTCCTGTAATCCAACTATCAAATAGTCGCATTGATCTTTTGCGTCTATCAACATACGTATGTATCCTGGATGTAGGATGTCAAAACAGCTTGCTACAAATCCATATTTCATATTATACGCCCCTTATAACTTGCTTCCAAAACCATTCTATAGTACTCTTAAGCCCGGTTTCTAAGTCTGTCGTAGCCTCGAACCCTAATCTTTCTTTGGCTCTAGTCGTGTCTAAGCAGCGGCGAGGCTGTCCGTCAGGTTTAGAGCTATCAAAGAAAATAGTTCCATTAAAACTCATAAGGTCGGCTATTGTCTCAGCAAGATCGATAATCTTAATTTCTTTACCCGTCCCAATGTTTATCGGTTCTGGCCCAACGTCTTTTTGTATTGCTAACTTAATTGCCTCGGCACAGTCTGGAGCGTATAAAAATTCACGAGACGCTTCACCCGTACCCCACAGGGTAACATCTTTCCCAGATTTGATTGCCTCGTCGAACTTTAGTATCAGGGCTGGGATTACATGACTAGAAGTCAGATTGAAATGGTCGTGAGGTCCGTACATATTAACGGGAACTAGATTAATACCATTAAAGTCATACTGTTCGTGATAAGCCTCTACGAGTCTCATGAGGGTTTTTTTGGCGATACCATAAGGGGCATTTGTTTCTTCTGGGTATCCATTCCATAACTCTTCTTCTTTAAAAGGAACGGGTGTGTGTTTTGGATATGCACAAACCGTTCCCAATAAAACAAACTTTGGAACCCCGTACTTCATCGCCTGATGGATTAAATTAGTTCCCATGATAAGATTTTCATACATAAACTTACCAGGATTTTCTTTATTCGCCCCAATGCCACCAACTGAACCAGCAGCGTGAACAATAACATCTGGCCTATTTTTTTGAACGATATACTCAACCAAAGACTGTTTTCTCAAATCCCACGGTTCGGACCCATACCCAACCACCTCATAATCTTTCGACAAAACCGGCTCTAAATTTTGTCCTAGGAAACCAGTCGCCCCCGTTAATAGAACTTTCATAGGGTTGTCCTTTTTGTTATTCATAAACTTCTTCCTGTTTGATCTTCGTTATTAAGCCTTCAATCTTTTCTTCCCAATAATTTAAATATGCCATGTCTTTGTTGTTATCTTTAACCTTGTCGTATTCACCTGTGAGAAAATCTAAATCTTCTAATTGTTCCCATTCATCTAGCCAAACTACTGGTAAGGATTTGAAATGATTCATCGCTTTGATCCTTAATGTGATGGGCACTCTATTGACATAAAGAGTTTCCCAGAATCTATGGGTGTCAAAACCGTTTCCCTCTGGACAGACCGTCATCTTGTGCCGCCTACAGTTATCGAAATACTCATCTAGAGTCAGAGTGGGGCCAATTTGGGAATTTATATGACTGCTGTTTTGACATATCTTAGCTACAGGTATCCTTCTACCGGGGCTTGTATTGACATTGAAGTTTGCATAAACGTTTTCGATTGGCGTTCCATTGGTGCCTTTCATATACTTTAATTTATCGACGTGTTTTTTATCTACCCTCTTCACACCGTGCTTTTCGCCCCTTTTGCATTCGACTGTGTTTGTTATGCCTAGCGGTATGGCTTCTGCGATTTCATGTTCAGCATCTAAATTTTGAGCGAACCACTTTTTCACAAGGGGTACACTAGATGCTACATAGTCTACCATCCTTTGGGTGTGTGTAAAGTCCGAATTTCCACTAATGAGTACGCAAGGTTTATCACCTTTTGATATTTTGTCAATAGTTTCTTCCAAGTATTCGTACTTTGTGAAGTGACAGCATTCACCATCATGAAACTTAGAAAGTATATTTTGCTGTATTACGTTCATGTTAATTGACCTGATGGGCTTCCAAGATGTTTAATATTTTTTCGCTAGCATATCCGTCACCATATGGACATTGCCATGATTTGTTTATTTTTGTGTTTTTAAGTTGGTCAAACAAACCGTTTAGCTCTGATGGCTTTTTGCATATCCAAGAAAAGTCTCCCACACCCTCAAGCCTTTCTGTTTTTTCTCGACATACTATGCAAGGCTTATGAAAGTATGCGGCCTCTTCTTGTATTCCACCGCTGTCGGTTATTACCAGTCTTGAGTCTTTAAGATGCTTCAATAAGTAATGGTGGGGCAGAGGATCGCAAACTTCTACGTTTGTTAGTATGTCTCTATGTTTTAAAACATTTGGATTTGGGTGGATCGGTAGGACAAAAAACAAATCAGTATTTTCTTCAGCTATCTTATTAATTACACTAAACCATTCGGCAATATTCTTGTGGTTTTCGCGTCTATGTAAAGTAATGAGAACTTGATAGTCTTGGTTCGGAAGTTGGTTTCTTAAGTTGTCTAAAGCGGTATTCCCAACAACGTGAATTTCAGAATTATGATGTCGTTCTTCTCTTAGTAGATTCTTCATCGAAAGGCTGGTTGGACATAAATGTATACTAGCCATTGAGGCAACGGACTGCCTATTGAATTCTTCTGGGTACGGTTGCTTATTATCCCAGGTGCGCAACCCGGCCTCTAAATGAATTATAGGTATTTGTCTATGAAAAGCTGCTAAAGCTACAGCAAAAACAGTCGTGGTATCCCCCTGTACCATTAGTCGTGTAGCACCATACATATCAGAAGGAATTTGTTTTAGTATCGACGCAACAATAGAGTCAAGCCTGACGTTGCACATGTCTTCAATTTCAAGAGTAATATTTGTAAACTCTTGTGCTACCTCGTCTATTAAGTCGGTATGCTGTCCGGTAAATAGCAGCTTGTGGGGGATCTTCCCCTGTATGGCTTCTACCACAGGTCTAATTTTAATCCACTCAGGTCTTGTTCCAAATGCTATCAAGAGCATGGCTTCCACCCTCTATCTATCCAATGTTCTATGACTTTTAATCTCTCACCAAAGTGTTTATTTATATGGGCAGAATCCTGTATTACGTTGTGGTCTACTCCGTATTTAGCCTTGTCAGAATCACCACGCTGTTCTTCAATTGTAAAGTCTGGGACGTAGGATGGAATACCCTTCATCGTCTTTAATGTAGCGCAGAAAGCAATGTCTTCTGCTGTATAATGGGAAATGACTGGTTCTTTCCAAAAGTCTCTAGCCCATTCTGTTTTAAAAAACCAAGCGTGGCCGACGAAGTCTACCTCGTGATCCCTGTTTGGCTGGTCTACCGCGATTTGATGCCTGAGATTTGATGGTTGTAACAGTCTTCCATTTCCTCCAACAATACAGTTTTTCTCTGAACATAATTTTATACAACTTTCTAACCACCTTGGGTTAGGTAGAGTGTCATCGTCTAATATAACCGTGTACTCCGTGGTGAGCATTAGGGGAATGGTAAACCTACCGTGATATTTCCAGTTGCGATTTAATGAATGAATATGTGAGAAGTCGTACTTTTCTCTTAGACCAGAGATATCTACATGGTTTTCGTTTTGCCATACGTAAAAGTCAGAGTTTACGGTTTGATTTGACATCCTGTCTAGCTGTTCTTCTAAAGAATCTCTTTTGTATACCGTAAATATTGTGCTTATTTTATTCATTTTCTATCCTGTTGATGCCCCAAATAGTATTGACTGTTCTATCGATTGTTTCTCGCTAAAACTAAGAGTTGGTGTCTTTTCGAAGCCCATAAAGTTAAATAGTTGCTTATACCATTCTAAGTTCTTATGAAACGGTCTTGGCCCATGACACTCGTAATATTTAGTCAAATCCGTGTTACTAATGTCATGATGACGGGATCTGCATAAGCGACCATAAACTGGTTCTGAGTTGTAATCTCCATCCACGCCTGTTCTTAGAATTGTAGTACACCTATCATCTTTGCCAGACCAGCGATCATGAAGACATTTTAACAAAGATTCGTCTGAGAACCCGTGGAAAGGGTTGAATACATTTGATCTAGGATCTTGAGGAAATCCCACCCAAGATCTTATTAATTCTTCGTATGCCAAACCGTCAGGATTTATAATTTCTCTAAAGGTACTGCCTCTAGCTGCCGTACCGTGCATTGGCCACTTTCCAATGTCTGGGTGTTTCTGGAAAGAAAAGTGATCACTCCCAAATTTTACCAAGTGGTCTTCAGGAGAAATATGATAAGACTCTAGAAACTTAGATGTCATTGGGAGCATATCGATATCAACAATCATATTATTGGAATCAGTAAACTCTGCGGCGAGGAACATTCTTGATATTTTACTTTGTATTCCATAGTCTATAAGGCTCTTACTAATTAATTCTGTTTCGTTGTCTAGTATATCATTGATTTTGTCAAAGGTGATCAGATTGCACGAGCTTTTCAGTAAATACTCTTGGCAAATATAGTTAAGGTCTTCATTATCAGATTTAATAAATGCTACAATCGGGTCTAGGCCATGCAACTCTCTCCATATCTTACAAAGCGTTGGGGCAAAAGTTAAATAGTCATTAGCAATATTTACGGATGTTATTATTTTTTGTATTTTCATAGAAGATCCCTCCTAACATATAAGCAGTCGTCAATATTATTTCTCCAGCCTCGCTTGTGGTCGTGTATTATCTCGATCATTTTTTATCCTTATAAGTATTCTTTACCGAAGGTTACCAACTCTTCGTTGTAGTTTTCCAAAATAAACTTTCTATAACCTTTTGTTTCTTCCATTTGATCGTATACTGAGGCGTCAAACTCTATGCCACTATAGATGTACTCGGGTGTGTCTTGTTCCATGAAGTTCAAATTATTTACTACCGGGTCATATCTATTGTTTATAAATTCCGTTGAATGATTCCATGTTTTGTACTCATAGTGCTTATACCATAGCTGTTTTAAGGCGTAATATCTAGTGTTGATTGATTGTAGATGTATTACCCCTGCATCTTTACAAGTCGCCTTTTCAAGTTCAACAGGCGGTGTTCTTGGAGTGTGGTACTTATATTGTGTCATGTCGAATTTTCCGGTTTTACTCATCGGCAGTAGAAATGTTCTATAGTTATTACGATACATAGGGTCTTGTCTAATTTTTCTGACTGTTCCAACTACATTATACCAGTAATACTCTACATCAAACCGTGAACTATTTTGTGTAACGGATTCCCAATTTTCTAACCAGGATGTGGATAGTAGCTCATCAGCATCTATCGATAGAACAAAATCCGCCCCAGCATCTCTAGAGAATTCTAACATCTGTGAGCGGTTATGGCTTTCATTAAACTCTGCTCTTTTTCCTTCAAAGACAAATGACTTATCTTTAAATAGACTTTTAATAACCTCAGCAGTGTTGTCTGAAGAGTTATCGTCGTAAAACACCCACTTGTCAATGGGGTAATCCTTCCAATATTCGTATACATGTGGAAGAATCAGTGCTTCGTTCTGAATCATTACATTAGCTTGCACTTTCATAATATTTCCTTTCTTCCGATATGTAATCCTTGAAGTTTCCGGGTGCGTCTAGAATTTTATCATTCCCGTTATAAGCCTGACCAACAAAGAAAGATGGATTTCGTTCCATTCCGGGAAATCTGTTAATCTGAAAAAACTCATCATGTACGTATGATACATTTACAACAAGAGGATACACCACAGCTTCTAAGAGCTTTTGGTCTACTTGGTATTTGTTGTCGTACTCTCTCTTGTCGTAGTCTTCTATCATTTGTCTCATACCTTTCAACGCACCATTTCTGACTCCCCACATGCCTCCTAGAATTGGAATTCCGTGATATTGGTGGTCACGCATGATGTGAAAGTCTTTATCGCTATCTAACCATTCATCAACAGCTAGTTTTTCCCTGTAGCTAAGTCTTGAATCTGCGTCTCTAGACATCATGGTATCGTCTGAGTCAGCAGCTAGGAATCTCCAAAACATACCGTTCCAGTCTGCACCTCCCATTTCGACAATTTGCACACCAAGATCTTTGAGTTTTACTTTTAGCTCGTTGTCCACATCTTCGCCTGTATAGCATCTTACAATCCAGTCTGGGTATATTTCTTGTGCTAATTCAGCGTTTCTAACCATTCCTTGAGTATACCTTGGGTTATTACCCCAAAGACTAAATGCAATGACTTTATTCATAACTATATCCAAACTAGAATATGCTTGTTCTTTTTGTAAAAGTTTGAATCTATATCTGACATTCCATATTCACAAACTTTATCAAAGCCACCTATTGATAGGCCCGTTTCTGAGTTGTTTTTGCGAGAGTCTATATATTTACCGTGAGCAAAGTTTATTAGTATATTAGTCATTTGTTATTCTCTCTCTAGGAAACCCTCGTTCTTCTCTGCTTTTGAACACTAAACCGTCTCTCCCTGCATAGTGTAGGGTTTTCTGAGCCGCGAAGTCTACATCGCCAGTATTGCTATTTCCCTCTTCGCCGTAGTGTTCATGTCTAATGATAACTTTGTTTATATAGGCAGCTTTTCCAAGTCTAATGACTTCTTGTGTGAATTCGTTGTCACAGTATAGACTCTTATAGTCTGGGTGATACACGTATCCAAAATGTTCATAAAGCTTTCTGCCTAGTATGGAAAAGGTAATTAGTTTGTTGTGAGTGTACCCATCGTTAAAGTGGGTACATCCGTCAAGGTCAGGAAAATGTTCAGTCATAGCCGAAGCTATCTCATCGTCCCAGCCGTGTTCAAGTGGTATCATATCATCTGAAGCGCAGATTACAATGTCAAAATCGAAATAACAGTCATCAATGTGGGAATTTATGGCACTAATCTTCTCGGTGTTTTTGTCAAAGTTAATCTGGCCGTCTGTGTAGTGATAGCCATAGATAATGTCCGCGATCATTCTCTTCGTACCGCTACTGTTCATACTGAGGTCATCGGCGTCACAGTTTACGTTAAAAAACAATTGATGACGAGTGCTCGCCATGTCTACGTATTTATCGAGACACTTCAAAAACTTTTCTGGTCTGGCTAGTGTTGGAAATTGTATTAGCAGCTTCACTATAAACTCCCTATCATTTGTTCTAGAGCCTGCTGGTTGACATTTACTTTTAACTTAGATAGCAATCTTTTTGTTCTGTGTAGACAGGTGTGTCTAGTCTTTATATCTTGAGGGGACGCAAAGTTGGTTTTACACACGTCCTTCAGGATGGTATCGAGCCTTTCTTGGTCATCTGACACTAGTTTCACATTATCGTGTCGTATTTTAGCGTCAAACAAAAGTTGAGAAACAAGATCTTCTGGCCTTCCTATAAAGCATATCTGCTTGTACTTTGAGTAGAGGGGTATCATGTCCACAGCCGTAGCAGAGAAGTCAGAGAATTCAGTTTTCTCTCCTATTTCTATATTGTGATACGTCTCGTGCTCACCATTGAAGTCGTGGTCTAGCTCGCTCATATAGACCCTAGCTGCATCTATTTCGAAATCTAAACCCGAATGATTCGGAATAAAGAGGTCTGCCCCAGGTAGTATGCTATGAGTCTTAAAATCTTTCAACCTAGCCTCTGGTGTTCCCTCTGGAGTGTTTGAAAAAACAAATGGTGTCTTTACTTTTTTTGCTTTTAAATCTTTCAACAGTTGGTTTAGTGCCACTGATTTTTCTTCATCAAGGTCGGTTACATTTAGCACTAGGTCCAACGGTTTTGTAGAGCCAAAAAGGTACTTTACAATATCATTATCTAGGCGATTGTGATGGGTAATGAAGAGATCCGGCTGAACCCTGTCAAACACATCGTATGTACTAATCTGATTTCTGTTCCACACAATAGCCTCGATTCCAACCCTCTTCATAGTTTGTTCGAAGTAGATCGGTTCCGTACTTGTCGTAGAGGAGTAATTTTCTATGAGCACCTTCATAATTCTATCCTTTTTAGTGATTTTATACTATTTATCTTTATTGTTTTATTAGTGTCTACATCTACGTTTTCTACCGTGTTGGTCTTTATCATTTGGTTGATTGCTTCAAATAGGAACCTATTTTTGAAATCGATTGAACTTATAACATTGTAAAAGTCTTCTATATCCTTCTCTCCATTTAGGTATAGGAAGTCTAACCAGCTTCTTTGTTTTATCCCTAGGCACATGTTTTGGACCACTCCTTTGTCTTCTATGACTCCTACTTGGAATTCATCGGACTTCAACTCTGACTGGCTTAATATACAAGTGTTCGACGTATTTATAGACTTTAAATGCTCGGGGGTTATTAATAGGCCGCCGCTCATAATTACAATTTTATCGTTTAAGGTGTTGTTTAGTGCTATTCTTGCTGTTTCACAACAGTTGGAATTTTCATATACTTGATTTTCTACAATTCTTATTTCTGGTTTTCTTATCTTATTTTTAATAAACTTGTATACATTCTTCGAGTCGTATCCACAACATAAGATAATCTCAAAATTCGGAAAAAAGGCTCCAATTGCTTGCATTTGTATTTCTAGCAATGTTTTGCCTTTTACTTCGACTAAAGAAAGAGCGCCACGCGACTTCATTCTATATCCGTAGTTTTCTGCAAGCAAGACAAACGTTACTAGGTCTTCTTTTTGTCTAACCTCAGCAATAGGTGTTGTAATAAAGCCTGATTTCTTTCTCATATATTATGAACCTAAAGCTCCTTGTGCATACTGTTTTCTACACAGTCAGACTTAACTTGTTCAAACATGTTTTGAAAATTTTTATACTTGAGGTATTGGGATGTTGCTACTTTCTTCATGACGAAGTTTATAGGGCCGAACAATGAGTCTTGTGAGAATGTAATAATCTTTTCTAGCTTGTGGTTCAGACTAGAGTTGATTTTACCCAGGGTAGAACTCGACAAAACAGCTCCGCTGTTACAGTACGCAAAGTAATCTACACTGACACACTTTTTAAAGGCGTCAAAATCTCTTGTGCCCTTGGGGCTTTCTTTAGAATTAAAAACTAGAAAGAGATTCCACCCCTCGCTTATAGATGATTCTAAAAGTTTGTGATAATCTTTCAAGTTCTTTTTCTGTTCCGAAATGGATACTACTATTCTTATATTACTCTTTGGATATTCCGACCCCCATAATACAGATGATTTTATAGATTCTATTGTCTGATTCAGTTTTTCGCATTCTTCTTCTTCGTCATAGACAACAATACCAAAAGACGTGGTTATTTCTTCTTTAGCCTTGTGTAGGTATATGTCCTCTCTATCAAATAGCTGTACATTAGAGGCTTCTTCATAGTGCTTCCATGATTCGTCTCTGAAGAGGTTGCATAGCTCATGTATTGTATAATACGATTCATTGTCGTTAACCGTTTCAACTACAGAACTTCCATTCTCTCTAAAAGCAGAAATCCTATTCGCTAAACAGCCAATCTGTTTACTATCGCTAGAATCTTTAATAGAAAATGCGCAATGTTTACAGTTTGTAGTTGGTTTATTTTCTGACACATCGAACCTCGCAGTGTACGCCGTTTATACTTGTCTCTTCTATTTCTAGTCCTACGCCAGAAAGCAAGGTGCATAAAGTTTGTAGGTTTGTCATAGAACTACTTGCGCCGATTGTTTCTATTGCTTGTCTCTCTGGTATCCCTTGGTTTAGACAAGATCTAAGAAAGACTCTTAATTCAGTGCCACCGATAACGAGCCTGCCATCAATGCGTAGCTTAGAAACTAGTTGTGAAACTACCTGTTGCGTCAAGTTCAGTGGTATGCCGTCTAGAATGTCGTTGGCGAATATTTCTTCCGATTCATTGTCTGAAACCTCCTCTAAGCCAAATAGAGTGAACCCTGGTCCAAGCTCCACCTTTTTGTATCCTTCTATAGCAATCTCACCTTGTTTTAATACGTGTAATTTCATTTTTTTAATCCATATGCTTTGTTAAAGATGTTGTTCCAGTTATTTACAAATGAATCTTCATTGAACTTTTCTAATATTGTTTGTCGTGCATTTTCACCAAGCTCTTTAGCAATACTGGGATTGTTTAATAGGTTTTGTATCTGAGATTTTAGCACGGCTTCGTCATTAGAAATGTATCCATTCACTCCGTCTGCAATTATCTCTGGGATCATGCAGGTCGCAGTAGTTACAACTGCACACCCACAAGCCATAGCTTCTAACAAAGAGGTCGGCACCGGACTAATCGTAGAGGTGTTTAAAAAGATTAGTGCTTTTTGGTATTCCTTAACGAGACCCTCTGGACCCATAGCTTCAGAAATTCCTGGGTTGTCTCCTACCAGCTTAACCTTGTCCTTCAGAGGTTCTGTGATACGACACCACCCTTCGTAGTTACAACAGTAGTCTCTATTCTTAAAGTCGTTTACTACGCTTAGTACGGTTTTTTGTCTTTCTACGTCTCCTGGTTTAAAAAGTTCTGTATCAACAGAATGATGAACTACTTCATGTACCCCTCCTGTAAGCCCCCATTGCCCCACAGAGTATTTAGAAATGAATACATTTATGTCTCCAGTCATTTGTCTTAGCTGTGAAAATTGTTCGTCGGGCCAGCTTGGTATTGGGAGCGTATGCTCTAAAGAAACAATTGGAAGTTTCAGCATTTGATTTATTTGGCGGGACGCTTGTATCTGCCCAAATTTACTTTGAGACAAAATAAAATCAAAATCTAGACCGTGATAGATAGAATTTTTAGGGAGGGTATAGTAATTTTCTGGTTGCTTACCGTAGTCTTGATTCCATTCTTTACACCCATCAGATCTAAAGGCATAAAAGTTATGTCCGGTCTTTGCTAGCTGGGTTTGATATCTTTCGTGGGTGTCGAATGTAAGAATGTTATAGGTCTTTTTCTTACAAGTGCTTTTGCTTATAATTGATGACGTTTGGTTACTCATTCAAAAACCCTTTCATTAGATTGCCAATGTTTTCGTATGAGAATTTTTTTGCTCTTGTTAGTCCACCAGCCTTTTTGTCTCTCTTTTTGTCTTGGTTCTCATAGTAAAACCTCATCGCTTTCCTAATTTCCATGTCGCATGGATTGAACCAGTACTCTCTGCCTGTGAACATGTCGGGAAAAGCTGAATCTGAACACTGGCAAGTAGCATAAGATCCTCCTACCAGTTTTCCAGTAAGATGGTCCTGTTTATCTATGAAGTCTCTAGGGCCACCAAAGTCTGAACAGATGGGTGTATTGCCGAATGCCATCGCTTCGAATGAAGGAATAGACCACGCCTCTCCGTGTGAAGGGCAGATGAAACAATCGCAACCCTGGTGTAGAGCATAAATCTTTTCTGAATCTACATCTTCTGAGATAATGACATCTTTGTTGTATTCAGAAATATTTTGATACATTCTCAATGAGTTTTTTATTGCTACTATTTTGTTGTCTACCGCTTGCTGAACCTGCTCAGGAGAATGTCCAAACTTCTTTATCTTTAGTATCAAGCAAGCCTGTTCGGAATTATCAAATTCTGCGTGAAAACACCTAATTATAGCATCAATGTTTTTCCTGTCGTTTAAGTCTCCGATGTAATAAAACTTAAACCTGTTTTTTGCCTGTGGGATCTGAATGTCTTCATACTTCTTGGTGTAGTTTTCTATATTAAACGTGTGGGGAACTACTTTTACCGGCTTCCCAAGCTTATCCTCTAATAGGAACCCTTTGCTTTGTTCATTAGGAACCCAAACTTCGTCCATTTGTTGAAGATGCACAAACCATGCAAGATGTTTAATACTTGTAGACTCTGAGGCAAGATAGGCTATGTTCTTTTTGAATTTATCTGTACCTACGAGATGGTGTGGAAGTACGTGTTGGATACATACATCGCAGTCTTCTGTGGACTTAGCTTGAAGCTGTTTTATCTTTGGTGGTAGATTTTCATTATCAGATGTCAAAGTAACATGCCTACAGACCACGTCAACCCCAATTTTATCTAGGGCTAACATGTTGTCAATTGCTGCCTGCGCCCAACCTCCGCGCTCTTTATAGTGTGATATATACAAAACTTTCATTGTCTACCTCAAGAATAGTGAGTCGCCAGAAATACCCTCGAATTGATACTCCCTAGCTATCTCTTCCATTCCCCCCTCTTCAAGAAATTTTTTAATATAGATGAAGTCTGTTTCACCTTCATACATCACGTAATTGCTAGACCACTCTAATATAACTGCTTTAACGGTGGCCATTAAGTCCTTACATCCGCATAAAACCTGCATTTCTGCACCTTGAACGTCCATAAAAACAGCATCAATGTTTTGTATAGCATTTTCCCTACAGAAATCATATAGACAAATTCCGTTTACTGTTATTTCTTCAACCACATCCTTAACTTTAAAAATTTCGGTCATACCTTTTCCAGATTTTAGTATCGACCCTTGTCCTGTATTTTGCAAATTCTTACCGACAAGCGTTTCTTCGTCTGGAATTGTTTCTAGGTCGTAGAACCTGTTAAAGATTACCGGCGATGTCTTGTATGTCACTGCGAGGTGATGGACTTCAACGTTCTTAACATCTTTGAATTTTTCATCGCATATTTTATAGTTGAATGGGTCTGCTTCAAACGCATAAATTTTTGCATCTGGCCATTTTTCCAGAATGTCTGATATGTCATATCCTCGATGTGCCCCAACTTCAAATATATTTTTTAGGTTTGGGTATTTATCTTTAACCTTGTCTAAGAATAACACCTATGCACCTCTCATTTGATTTATCTTTTGTATCCTTATATTCTCCCAATGGTTTCTTCTCTCACATAAGCTCCTTAAATTATTATAAGCGTCTTGCAAGCTAAATGGTTGCAAGGGGTTTGGATTGTCAAAGGACGCTGACGACTCGTTGAAATACATACCTCCGGTCATTGATGTCGTTGTTTTGTAGGTTAGGTCTTTGGTGAGCCTCATTTCAAAAAATGTACCCATTCTTTCTGGTTCACATAAAACTTTAGCTATCAACCACCTTGCTATGTCTCCATTGGCTGCATTCTTTGGGATTTCTTTTGGTAATTCTTCTGGCTGGTGTACTCTTGGTGGAGCGCCCCAGGTTCTCTCAATAGGCAACAGTTCTACGCTGTCAAAGTAATCTTCCCATTTTTTACCACTGAGGTGCCACTGGAAATGTTTCTCGAAGTTTTCTCGTGTTCTTTCGCCAATTTTTAATCTGTCTTCGTCATTTTTGTCTTTCTCAAAGAAATTCAAGAAAAACTCTGCCGCCCTATCGTTATCTGGGACTGCGCGTAAACAACCTGTCTCTAGCTCCTTATACAAGCCTGCTGGCTTAAGGGGGTATCCATCCAGCTTTCTAATCTCGCTCTCCATAGCGGAGTAGTCAGTGCCGCACACTGGTATACCACAAGCCGCAGCTTCTACATACGGCAGGCCAAAACCCTCACAGTTGGCATACTGAGTATAGAGGTCAAAGAGATTGACAATATCAGAAAGGTCTTCGTAAGAAGCTCCATTCTTGACATTAGACAGTGTAGCACACCACTGGCCAGTAAATGGAGATTGCGCTACTGCCCCCTTAAACAGCGAGGGGAATGGTTTTTGAGTTTCGTTGCATATGTATGTAAACAATACATGAGACGATAGTTCATTTTCTTGCAATAGCTCAGGAATATTCCAACCTAGATCTGGGTAGCTAGTATGACAGTATAGATAATAGTCTTTACTCTCAGCCTGATCCAAGAACTTCTTAAAGGCTGCAAAAAGATCTGGATACAGCTTGCGACGTTGGTTTCGCATTACTGTGCCAATGATCTTGTATTTGGGATCAATCCCATGCTTTTGCTTATGAGCCTTCTTATCTTCAACAGGATGATAGGCGGGGTGGGCTGACGGAGGGGCACTTCCCAAATAATTAATCTTTCCTCCCGATTGATCCGCCAGGACTCCACCCGCCCAATCTGAATATGTAAAACAGGCATCAGCAGAGGCGTATGTAGCGACCCACTGTCTAGCCTGTGGTCTTGCGTCTACAGTAGGCATGATAGCCCATTTAAAGCAGGGTCGGAAGGGCGACCTTTCTGCAAAATCTAACATCCAAAAGTCACGTATATCACATACAATATCCGGTAAAAAATCTAAACAGACATGTTCAAAAATCCACTCACCAAATTGGTTAGTACCTTTTGAGTCATACTGTCTACACTCTTCTTCCGAGGATTTTGGCTCACATTCTCTATTGGGCATAACCCCATAGTACTTCCACGGTATGTTTGCTGCCCGTGGGTCGTTACGTTGACCGTAGGATGCCATTTCTGCAATTTCATACTTGCCGGTAGAATGCAAGTAGTTAAGGATTTCTCTAGTGTAGGTGGCATAGCCCGTGTTTAAAAAGGTAGCTTCGCTACAAAAAAGTATACGCTTTTTTCTCATATTAATCCTTTACAACTGCTATTCTTGCTGACAGTCAGGCTGGCAAATGTCAAATTCATTAATCCTGAAGACTATGGAACAGTCCTCCTGAGATACGTTTCTAGCAGAGCAGTACACCGTTATCTTTGTACCCTTGTCTACTAGCTTTTCTATAGTCTCTGCTCCCGAAGACCAAGCCTCTAGATTGATATAGGTTGGTATTCTGGTTTTTTCGCCTGTAGCTTTAGATCGGCGGTATGTATACGACACGATGGTCAGTTCGACTACACTGGCCCCATCCTCTACCGAAAGCTCTGGTGCGTCAACTACAAATCCAGTAAAAGTACAAACGTTCATTCTTAGTCCTCAACAGGGTGCAATTTGAAAAGCGGCCTAGATAAGATACTGAATTTAGATTGATCTAAATGATCGGCTGAATCTAGGTCCGCTGTAATATTTAACAACACCCTATTATAGTCTACAAACGCAAAAAAACCAATTAAATTTCGTGAATTTTCTCAATAATAAAGGAATTGTCCCCTTTTTTGACCTCTCCGCAGAAAAGCAGGTTGTTCCCTTCGTATAACATGTACTCGTGTAGCTTCCGAGCCTCTGGAAAAACAACAACGCCGTCAAGGGTGCAAGTGTCATCTTCGATTGTCAGGAACGACATTAGCTGTCCCGCACTCTTTCCATTCTTAGTTTTGAAGGACACTTCTCTTACTATGTTTCCAGCTACGCATAGGTTCTTACCATGCTTGCCGTCTACAATTTCTTTACAAGTCGTAGTAGCTTCCGATGTGTCGGCAGCATCAATTTTAGCAAGGGAAATTGGACACCCCAGAAACTTAACCTCTTGAGCTACGATCCAAGACGGGTCGTCGTCCAAGCTAAACGGTGGATTGCGAATCATTTCTAATTCATTCTCAATCAGTTGGCTGCGAGCTACGTTGTGTGTCCCACCGCCGTTTTTCTTTGTTGGACATAGATCTATCATGCACTCTTCTAGGGTTGTCCACTTTTTATCTGAGTAGTTATTTAAGACCCACTCCTTTTCCTTCTTGGTGAGCATTTTGAATATTTCATACTCGTATAGGGCTTTGTTACGTGAGACCTTTGTGGACTTTATGCTAAAGAACCCGATAGACGCTAGAGCCTTAAAAGCCGTAGCATTAATTTTAGGAGACAGGTAGATTAAAACGTCTAGCCATGTTAGATTTTTAGACTTTATCTTGGTCTCTTCCTCAACCTCTGCTATCGATGAGATAACTTTATCTCCAGTAACACCCGTCAGGGATTTGACATCCTTAACGCCAAAGTATATATCTCTACCTACTGCAACAAACTTTTCACTAAACTGTGTCAGGTTTGGTATTTTTGTTTCGATAGAAAATAGTTTAGCCTCTGAAACCAATTCGTAGACTTCCTGGTGAGGATCTTGCTTGTCAGCGGCATAGTACAGGTAAGACAAGAAAAACTCTGTCGTATGGTTTGCTTTGTACCAAGCTGTATTATAGGCATTTACGGCATAAGCCACACTGTGAGACTTATTGAACGCATACCTAGCAGACTTTTCAATCAAACTAAAGATTTCCTCTGCGGCATCCTTTGTTACGACCCTTTGTTTTATACAGCCCTTGACAAACTTAGTCTTGACCTTAGCCATAAGGTCGGCTTTTTTCTTACCAATGGCTTTACGTAGCTCGTCGGCTTCTTTAAGATCGAACCCTGCTAGACTTTGGGCTATACGCATAGACTGCTCTTGATAAACTAAAATGCCATATGTCTTTTTGAGGATGTCCTCTAGCGACTTATCTGTATAAGTAACCTCTTCACGCCCATGTTTTCTATCAACGAATTGCTGACGCTGATCCTTTTGGGTTCCCGGCCTGATAATCGCTATCAATGCCGACAACTCTTCAAGGTTTGATGGGGCTAATTTTCTAGACCAATTTCTTCCATGATTACTTTCAAGTTGGAATACACCCTTTGTGTATCCGTTCTTGAATAGATCCCAAGTTTTCTGGTCTGTTATATCGACCTTAGACATACAGGTCTCCAGCGTCAGCAAATGCGTTTTCAACTTTTAGATTTCTGTATACAGCACGGTGGGTCTTCATGAACTTAATCATTATGTTCGCAGTGTCTTTAACGTCCTGTAGGGCGTCGTGAGAGTTTTCACTAGACATTCCCATCCTTTCTCTCATCGCGTCCATACTGATAGATTTGACACTAGGGTCGCCCTCTGTCCACATAAAAACATTGTCCATAACATCAATCTTGTATACTGCACTAAACAGTTTTTGGCGCTCTCTTTTATCATCGTATGGTCCAAACTCTTTACATAGTCTATTAATGATAACCATGTCGTACCCAATGATATTAAATCCTGCTGGGATAGGGGCAAAGAAAGGTGTACCCTTCCAGTTATACTTGTCTACAAACTGAGTAAACTTTTTCCACACGGTTTTAAGGTGCGGAGCTTTGGCAATTTCTGCCCGTGTCTTTCCGGTGACTTTAAGCGCCCCTTCTTCGATTGGGCCTAAACCTTTCTTGACGGCTTTTTCGTCATCTACTTCTGCACGGATCTCGCTATTGAAAGACCCCTTCAGTTTAAAGTTTCTACCATCTAGGGCTATGGCCGCCAACTGTGTCGGCTGACACGTATTGGGGTCTCTACCGCCTGTTTCAAAATCGAATACAATTATATCTCTACTAGCCATTTATTAGCTCCTCTATTTTCATAATCTTGTCAAGTAATGTAAGTCCAAGCACATCAAACTTAACATGTCCGAGTGCTTCCAAATCAGCCATTTCTAGTCCTGCAATTTTTTCTCCTCCGCTTTTTTGATTTACCATTGGGCAAACTTTGTAAAGGGGTTCTGCCGAGATAACAACCCCTGCTGGGTGTTTGCCCTGTGTTTTAAACGTCCCCTCAATCTGTATAGCCTGGTCAAAGAACTCTGCATAGTCACCGTCTAGCTTCCCGTCTTCGTTGATAAAGCAAAAGTCTCGCAGATCGTCAGCATTATTAACTAGTGACCATCTGATAATAGACCTATCTTCTTCATCCATCTCCTGTAGCTGGTCAGAGATCGCTGCTTCGTCTGCTATGTGGCTTGTGATCTCATTCATCTCACCAAAGCCGCACACGTCGCTAACCCTCAAAACCTCCTTTACGGCGCTCCTTCCCTGTAGTCTACCAAATGTAAGCATCTGACTCACGTTATCTTTTCCGTAAGTATTTTTAAGATATTCAATGATATCATCACGCTTGTTAGCTGGGACATCCATATCAATGTCCGGTAAGGCATCAGTTCTTGCGGCATTAAAAAACCTTTCAAATAGTAGGTCGAATTCTATGGGGTCTATCTCTGTGATTTCAACAATGTAGGATATTAAACACCCAGCAGCAGAACCCCTACCCGGCCCCGAAAGCCACCCTTGGCTCTTTACATAACGTATGATGTCTTGAACGATTAGAAAGTAACCAAAAAGGTTTGCCTGCTTAATAACATCAAACTCCATAGTAAATCTGTCAAGATATTTTTGCTTGTCTTCTTCCTTTTCTACCTTTCCCGTATTGTGTAGAAATTTTATCCAACCTTTTCTAGCTAGACTTTTTAGATATTCTTCTTCGGACTCTCCCGTTGGGGTCGGGAACTTCGGAAGCATTGGAGGACTGAGTATTTCATAGTCTTCACATAGGTTGTATATCCGCTCTAGGGATCGCTCACCATACTCATCGTCGGGCATTTCGTCTTTTGACTTTACATAGAAAGTGTCCTTTAAAAAGAATTCTTCATTTTGTTCCAGGTTGCCAGACCTCAAAAGCGTATTGACTTTTGGCAGGGTTGTCTTCATAGCTGAACACAGTAGGATTCTGTGAAGATGAGCGTCTGCTTGTTCAACGTAATGAGAAGGCGACGTGAGAGGAGTGGGCTTGAACGTTAGAGATGCATCACACGGAGACTGGCTGTTAGTCACACAGATCAAATTATTACGCTTGCAGATTTCTTTCGTAATGTGAAAATACTCATTACCCTCTGCGCTTAACGAGGACACAATCTCAATCAAGTCAAACCAGCCCTGCTTATTTATTGCAAACAGGGTATAGTGATCAAACGAACACCCGATGATGGGTTTAATACCATTGTCTTGACAGGACTTATGGAATGACACCGCCCCCGATATTGACTTGTAGTCAGAGATGCCGCAGGCAACGTATTCGTTCTCAACGCATTTCTTGGATAGCTGTTTAGGCTTAGAGAAGCCCTTCAGCAACGAATAGTGTGTGTAATTACAAAGTGGGTATTTCATATTCTTTCTCAATAAAAAACATAACAACGCGGTGGCAACGTGAACTACGAACTGACGTAGTGATGCGGTGAACCGCGAGGTTATGAAATCAATTCTTTTATTACGCTACCGCCATTAGCAATTTTTATCGGTCTTCCGTTCTTGGCAGTATGGTTCCTATTTATGTCAATTCCCATTGCCGTAAGGGTTGTTGCTACCAAATCAGCAGCCACATAAGACTTTCCATCAATCATTTTTCCATCAGGTGAGGTTTTTCCAATAGCCTGTCCTCCTTTGAACAGACCCCCGGAAACAAACGAGGACCACGTAGCAGCCCAATGGTCACGACCAGCATTCTGGTTGATGCGAGGTGTGCGACCAAATTCCCCCATAACTATTATAGCAGTATTTTCCCAAATGTCCAATCTTTTTAGGTCAAAAATCAGAGAATTTAGAACTCTATCTAACTGTGGTAGTTTTGTCTGGAGGGTTTCGTGGGTCATATTGTGCAAATCCCAACCTCCGAAGCCAACTTCTACAAAAGGCACGCCCTGCTGAATTAAACGCCGAGCCATAAGTGCTCCACGGCCCAATCCCGTATTTCCATACGCCTCAAGAACCTGTGCGGGTTCCTGTTGAATCTTTAGAGCGTCCATCTGCGGGCTTGTGCTCAACTTAATGGTTCTCTCAAGTAACTTCTTGTGATCATTGGGCATGTCCCCTCTCTTGCTTCTTATGAAATTGTCTTCAATCATAGAAAGCATTTTTAGTCTATTGACATTTAGATTTTGCCCTCCTAAATCTTGTATAGTACCATTGCTTCTCACGGAGAAGGGGTTCCAAGCAGTACCCAGAAAGCCGCCTCCAAAACTGCGTGAGTCGATAGAAAAGAAAGGTGGTATCTCAAGGTTATCATTTGTTGGGCCAATCTCATTAGCTACTACGGCTCCCACAGAAGGGTGTACCATATTGGGATTAGGAGAGAATCCAGTGTGCATCATATATGATCCACGACCATGATCTGCCTCACGAGTGCTCATACTCCTAATGAGAGAGAAGTCATCCCCTCTTTGAGCAAGGAGCGGTAGATGTTCTGAGATTTGAAAATCACCAGTAGTACTGATGGGTTTAAAGGGGCCGCCCTCATTAGTTCCCGGTTTCAAATCCCACATATCAATAGTAGGAGGGCCGCCGCCCAGCCATATGAGAATCGCAGCCTTTTGGTCTTTATGAAGTTTAGAATGATTCTTAATAATCTGCTGACCAAAAGTAAGCGAAGCCATAGACAGAGCGGCAAGCCCCGTTGAATGTCCTATAAAATTTCGTCTGTTCATTTTACAACTCTTTCTTTGCTGTATTTATTGCAGATGCAATAACTTGGTGCATGTCATAGTATTTATATTCCGCTAACCTACCGCCAAATATATACTTATCTTCTATTAGGCTTTTGTACTTATAAAATCTATCTTGATTCTTTTTGTTGTTTACTGGATAGAATCTTTCTTTACCCCTCGTCCATGTCTGGGGGTATTCTTTAGTAAAAACAGTATCTTTTTGCCCTACGTTGTTAAAATGTTTGTGTTCGATTATTCTCGTGTGGGGTGTGTCTACATCTGTATAATTTACCGCTGCTACCCCCTGAAGGTCTAGGTTTTTTCGTTCAACACGTTCAAACCTAAGACTTCTCCATTCTAATTCTCCGTATTCGTATTCAAAAAACTCGTCTATCGCCCCTGTGTAAACCACTCTTTTAGCCATTTTATCATATGAGTCACGGTTTGTCAAGTAGTTTTTTTCTAATTCTACAGGAATTCCTTCTAGCATATTTTTAAATATCTGAGAGTACCCCTCGGTTGGGATGCCTTGGTACTTGTCGTTGAAATAGTTATCGTCATAAGTTAGCCTAATCGGTAGTCTTTTTATGATTGATGCTGGTAAATTTTTAGGATCTGTATTCCATTGCTTGTATGTATACCCATAAATAAACTTTTCATACAATTCTTTGCCGACCTGTGATAGTATCCACTCTTCTAGGTTCTTGGGGGATTCATTATGAATTTTTACACTATCTAGATAGACTTTTGCTTCGCTGGGTGTAGACGCGCCGCACACTTGATATAGGGTCATCAAATTTATTGGAAATGAATAAATCTGATTCTTGTAGTTAACCTTTGGCCTGTAGGTGAAGTTGTTGAAGTCCGTGAATTGATTGATGTAGTCCCATATAGACTGACTGTTTGTGTGAAATATGTGAGGTCCGTAAACATGAACATCTATTCCTAGCTTCTTCTTTGTAAAACAATTGCCGCCTATGTGACCTCTTTTATCGATGACTAGACATTTTTTACCCCTGTCCGTAGCCTGTCTAGCAAATGTAGCACCAAACAGACCACAGCCTACAACTAAATAGTCATACATAGTGCTTCCATAAAACTTTAGCCATTTTAAATTCTTCTTCTGTGTCTATGTCAACGTATGGCTCTTTAGCAACGTAGGCTTCAGAAAATGGACCCCAACAGTATTTATTCTTTTGCATATGCCCCTTTGTTGTTATACTGGCCCACCCAACTATATATTTTGGTCTTAAATGTTGCGAATAGGGATGCCAAGGTCCGGGGTTAAAATTTTCTGGGGAAAAATACTCATCGACAAAAAAATGTCTAGTTTGTCTAACAAGCATTGTTGTTTTGCCCTTTTTTAATTTTTCTATTCCGAAGTTTATAAAATCTGAAATATCATTGTTGATGAAATACGTTACCTCAGTCGGCGTCCAATAGCAAATGGGTTCTTCGTTGTCAGCATCTAGCTTCGATGAAAACTCATAGTATAATTCGGATAAACCTTCGTCTTTTTTGTTTAAATCTATAGTTTTACAGTTGTGCCTCTTAGCTATACTGGATGTGGTCTCTGATGGGATGGATGCTAAAATTACATCGTGTCCTGAAAATTGATCTATCGTAATATCTAAAATTGATTCACCTTCGTGGAACTCTCTTAGGTTTTTTCTCTTACACCTTTGCGAATCTTCCTTATACGTGATTATAATTTTCATTCTTCTAGCCTTTTAATTTTTCCTATAGAACATAAGTAGTTCCATATCTTCATTTCTGTATGTATGGAATGTGTGTGAATATCTGGCGATTTTGCCGTCCCCTCCAAAAATATTGGTTGCACTTCGTACTTCCAGTCTGTATCATTTGGTATCGGTAGAATGCTCATTAGTTTGGAAATATCTACATTTATGTCTCCAGGCAGTCCAAAGCCAACTATGCTGACGTGCTCGTAGCCAAGGCTTAAATAATATAAAATTGCACACATCCCAGTAGTTGGGCACCATCCAGTAAATCTCGTATAGTAATTTACAAGATTGTTAATTGGCGCATAAACAACCGCGTTTGTAGACTTGTTGATAAAATTTTTGACTAATACTTCTTGTGGGAGATTGATTTGATGTTGCCAAAGATCGAGTATCACAACGTTATCAAACACATGGCAGTTGACGTAGTCTATAAATTTATCATTTGAATTTATTTGCCCATCTGCTATCAAGTATACATTACTCTTAGTTCCTAAGTCCTCACCTCTACTTGGGTCTGGAAGGTGTTTTATTCTAACAACCTGGTCGTGAGAATCAATTAATTCGCCTAGTCCTCGACCCAAAGGAGAAGCAGAAGAACCAACTAGACATATTTTTTTATTCAAACCCACTCGTCTGATCTCCTTTGCATTGGCTCCTCTTTATACCACTGTGTATCTAACCATCCACACGGCAGAAAAAGAAAATCTTGTGACATTTGCCACATTATGGAGGCAAATTCACACCAGTAGGCTGGTACTCTCTTGCTGTAGTATTCATTATTGGGTCTCATCCTGTATCCATTCTTCTTGCAGAAGAAGTCTACCTTGGGTATGACATCCTCTTTATTAAAAAAACCGTGTAAGTTTCTATAGTTATTTCTTTTAGAAACAAATTGATTAGAAATAGCACCCATTCCAAGTTTTGGTTCTATGTCAATCAATTCTAAAAATTCAAATATTAGACTTTTATCAAAATCTGAAAAGATAATATCAAACACTACCTTCCTGCTGTAGTCTTTAGCACCCACCCAAGAACAGCTACAGTCACAAGAGGCGCATAAAACTACGCTTCTGTTATTGTCTATCACGTGGGGCAAAACATCCCAATTGGTAATATTATTTACGTTATAGTGTTTATGATACTTAGTATTCCAAGATCCAGTTAGGGTTCCTATAACTTTAGATTCTTTTTTAAATAGTTTATCTATATCTGCTAGGTAGACCCTAGATTCGGCCCATTCATTGCCTGAGTACTTTGGATCTATATCTAACTCGTTGAGGTTACATATTTTTAATCCTGGGGTATCTATTTTTTCGCTGTCAAATTGCTGCTTGGAATGTGTCAGCAGCAGAACTTCAACATCTCCATCTTCTAGATCTATTGTTGGTTTTTTTTCTATGAGTGAGATTGATCTGTTAATACACATTCTGTCCACGTCGTGATCTGTACATCTAAGTTTTTTTAGATTTGCAAAGCATGAAAATCCTCTACTTCTTCTAACTTTTGGATTTTTACCTTTGTAGTAAGCTTTAAAATGACGCTTTCTTTCCTCCTCTGTAGCATTTTGACACCACTGCCAGTTCGGCGGCTGAAAGGTCATTTCTTTTTGAAAAAGCTTACAAAAACCAGCACTTTCACATTGGCATTTTGAAAAATCCTTATTGTTTTCGTCCAAGCCTGTGGTCTCCATATGTAAAATTAAAAGTTTTTGCTACACTGCCATCCGGTATAGGTGGAGGTGGAACCTTAAGAGGTGAACCTGATGGGGATTTAAAAATATAAACGGGAACCTGTTTGATCATAACGGGAACATGTCTATAATTTTCCCAGAATAAGTAAGTCCCTAATGATAAAGAAAGGCAAACAAAAAACCCTAGTGAGAAATTTTTCATAGCAATCCCTTTGCATGTGTAATAACAACCTCTTAAGTCCTACAAGATAACCTTCCCTTCTCCGTCCAGTAAGTATCTAGGTCTTCCACCTTGGTCTATTCTCTGTATCTTGGGGTCTATATTAAAGTGATCAAAGAGGGTCATCGCTAAATCAATTGGCCCAATTTTTTGATCAGTTGGATAGTAACCCTTGTCTGCTTTTCCAATTACTCTGCCGTGTTCATAGTCTCCACCCGAAAGTAGCATAGGAGTAATAGACGGCCAATGATCGCGTCCAGAGTTGGCATTCAATCTGGTTCTACCAAATTCTCCAGTCACAACCAACATGACGTTTTTACTAAGGCCAGAGTCGTATATGTCATCAACGAAGGCCGATAGAGCCTTGTCTAGCGGGGGAACCTTTCCCTCTAGTGCTGTTTTGACATTACTGTGCATGTCCCACCCGCCGTAATGTACGGTGACAAACCTGGTGCCGTGTTCAGCGAGCCTCTTAGCAAGTAACATTTGGTCTCCGATGCCACCCTTGCCATAACGCTCTCTAGTTTCTGGCTTTTCTTTTTCTAGGTCAAAGGCGTTTTTGGCCTCTCCCATTATAACGTTGTACGCCTGTTTTCCTATCTTTGCAAATGACTCTGCATCCTTTGATAGGTTGGTTTTTTTATCGAACCGCTCCAATAGACCCTTCCTATCTTTGAACCTATCTAATTCTATACGTGGAGATAGATTTTCTTTATTCGATGGGTCGAATGGCTTGTGCGATCCACCAAGAAATGCGGGTTGTTCGCCTTCTATCTTACCCTGTTTGACATATGCTGGCATTCCATTCGCAGGATGATTAGAGCCAAAAACAGACGAAACAATTGCTCCATGACCTGGAAATTCTGAATCTGCCGTATTTTCTCTCTTTGGGTTGCGCTGACCCGTCATCATCCAGTGAGTAGCCTGCCTGTGAGAAGAGTCTCCATGTGAAAAAGAGTTTATAGCAGTTAAATTATCCCCTCTTTTGATCAAATTTTCAAACAACCCACCAAAGGCAAGGCCATTACTATGAGTTACAATATCGCTAACAGAAGAGTGTGTGTCTGGTACGGGTCCAGTTGGAGCGTGGAAGGTTTCAAATTGTGTGGGACCACCCCCCAGCCAAACCCAAACTACAGATTTTTCATTCGATATGACTTCCTCAGCAGATATAGCATCTGATAAAGAAAGGTAGCTCATTCCAAGCCCACCAACTCTAATAAAGTCTCTTCTATTTGTTCGTATATCAAGCATTTTTGCCTCCTTTTTAGCCTGGTGCCTCATAATAACCAATGTTAAATCCCTTGCTTGTGCAATCGTCCACGGTCTTTTTCATACCGTGTTCTTTCAAGTGATCCTCTATATACATACACATTTTTTGATTTGTACCCGGCCAGTTATTCTTGTAAAAATGACACAGGGTTCTGCACTTAAACCCCTTTCTATCCCTATTGAGAGGTTTGGGAAGTTGAGTTTTTTTGATTTCTTCAAACCTATTTTTTAACATCCCCAAAAATCTTCCCTCGTCCTTCTTTTCAAACGGCATACTAAAGGGTTGGGGATCTATTTTGCCGTCTGGGTCTTTACAGAAGAAAATACTCATAATCCTATTTGGAAACTCTGGATACAGTTTGGATATGGCGTAATAGTAGAGCAGTAGCTGAGGGTCGTCCATAAGCTTGTCGAAGGTCTTTTCTTCTCCTGTGGCCCAATTGTACCTTCTGCCGGTCTTCCAGTCTATTACCTCTAGAGTATCATCTGACAGCTTTGTCACCATGTCTATGGTCCCCTTTATCGCTAGCTGCCCCTCAACGGTCTTGCCATCTGGCATTTCATATTCAAATTTTGCCCAATCCTCTTCAATTGGAATGTCAAAGTGTGGCTCTGTTTCGTATACGTCTCTATTACGGGGGTCAAATTGACCATCGTTATGCAGTAACATCAACCAGGTTACTTTCAGTATTTCTTTTTTGTTTGCCGGTCTCCAAGTGTGTTTAGAGTTTTTCTTATATGACTCATAGCTTAAATCGGCTAAAGTTTCTACAAACTCATCTGTGTAAAGATCGTCCTTTGAAACCTTTACCTCTCCTACTGCGTCGTCATTTACTTTTAAGTATTTAACACGTGGTTTATCCTGCTGATACTTTTTAAGTCCAGCTAACACTTCCATCACCTTATGGACCATTGTTCCTATCTCTGCCTTTTGCCCACTGTCAGACTGGTGGCCTAGCACATAAGTCATGAAATATTGCATCTGGCAGTAGTCGTAATTGTTATAGCTTGAAGATCTAACATACGTAACTATCATTAGGCTTGTCCTCTGTATATTTGAGTAAGTTTATTCAACAGGCCATCTATGCCTATGTCTGCATTTTCTATAATGTGCGTGAACTTAGAGTGGTCAAAGTTTTCAGGATCTAGCTTGGTCTCGCTTTGATGTCCGTCCTCTTCGTAAACTCGTGATAGTCTTATTACCTCGCCCCCATTAGCGAGAACCGCTTCTACCTCGTTTGGAAATCTAACGTCTGGTATCACTGCAAGTTCACTACCTTCTGCAAGAATTTTTTTGATAGTGTTGTCAACCCAAATGTTTGAATACATCTTACGCATGACATCTGTGCCAAAGTGTTGCATAAACTCTCTGGCGGTCATTGGGCCTGCGGCGTGATATGTTACACCGAATGTCTTACAACCCATATCAACAGCACCCATTTGTAGCAGATGTGGATTGGTAGTAATCCCTGGCATGTCTTCCCATCCAAATTCTGTCAGCGAGTTTTTATCTTCCTCTGAGCCATAAACCTGTTCTGGACGTAGACCAAATAGGTGGACAGCCAAATTCTTTAACGTGTCGGCAAAGCTGTACATCTTTACATGGGGCCACATTTCTTCTTCTGCGTATTCCACAAAAGCTTCATCTTTTCTGTCAACGTCGAACACTCCCCATCCCTTTTCGCGGGCTTGATTAAACGTTTCAATAGCCAGCTTACCGTTAGCGTCAACATTAAAGTCTTCCACCAAACCCTGATCCTTCAAGACGAGTCCGTGAAACCAGTTGGCAGACGTGCTTTTACCCGACTGCTTTTTCCCAGAGATACCAATAATCCTTGTCATCAATAGAGTCCTCTCAAATTAGTTAGAATAGTTTTTTGTATTTGATTTACGGTCATGTCTCCAACGTCATTTCTAGATAACGCTGGGAACCTTAAGGTGAACATCCTGTTGAACATACGTTGAATTTTAATCTTAGACTCTCGCCCTGCTTGATCGTTATCTGTCAGTATTACTAATCTGGTAACGCCACTTGTCATTATCTTATTCTTCTGCACCTCAGAAATATCCTTTCCGAATATGCTTACGCAATTTTTTACTCCAGCCTCGTGCATCCTCCAAACGTCACCCTGCCCCTCTAATACAAATAAACAAGAAACCTTCTGGGCGTGTTCTATAGCCCTGTAGTAGTTATATAGGTAGTCTGTTTTTTTGAATGTCTTTGTGAATATAAACTTTGGCTGAATGTAAGATTTGACAGCCCTTCCAATATATCCCGCAAGAATATCTTTATCCGAGTAGATCGGTATGACGGCCCTGTTGAACATTGTAGAATTTTTATCTTCACAGTCCTCTACTTCAAAATATTTAAGTGTGTTTCGATGGAAGCCTCTTGATTCAAAGTATGGGGAGTTACCAATTGTCGGCACTTGTCTACAAGTCCCTACGTTTTGTAACTGCTCGTTCCTTTTAAATACCTTGACAACCCTTGAAAAGTCATCCTCGACAGGCTGGTCAATTTTTTCCGTCTTGTACTTATCTCCAATCGAATAAAGATCAAGAATATATCTTAGGGCATCTTTAAACTCTTTGTCTTCTCCACTCCTCGTAGAAAGAACAGCCCTTACAAAACCGTATATATCCCAATTTTCTTCATGGCAACCTCTAGTCCAACATTTCCACTGACGCCTCTCCTTTGAGAAG